GATTTAGGTGATTACGATTGGTATTATGACACGACGAATAAATATATTCCCGCAGATATAATGAAGCATTGGGGCGAAATAAGTTTTGGTTTGGAATACAATCACGATGACCCGCCTGCAACTGGTAGCGATGCTGCCGCCGACTGGGAATTGCCTCGGCCCCATGGAACCTGGAGAGTGATTCCAAAGTACACGATGGGCTATGTTAGCTTATCAAAAATGCGTGATAAAGAAAGCGGTACCCCCACCGGTGTCGAATTCCGTGATAAACAACACGGCGGAGCGGGTGGTTGTTCTGACCACTGGCATTTTGCAAGTATTTATTCTTATTCGGAACCGGCGGAAGAAGAGTTTGGCGATTATGATACAAATCTAAAAGACAGGCACGGGCCAATTCATACGCATGATTCTGTAGATTATTGGGAAAGGGCATTTCTCATATTGAAATTGATGCGGGACGTGATGGATGCGATGGAACCGTATCTGGCCTTAGATATTCCAACTGTTAGTCTTGTTAGTGGTTTTGGTTCGGAATATGCTTATATTTACGGTTCGTCAAGAGACGAAGCTTATGCGGGAGTTGTAAATAGGATACTTGCTCAATTCGAACCTTTTATGAACGATACTGCTTGGAGTACTAGTGGGGATTCACATCAGAATTTATCAAATACTAATTGGGTGGTAGATGGGTCTCCAGGTGAATGGTATCATCAAGGAACTGAAACTCAAGTTGGAATAAAATTTACGGATTTCCCGGATTGCGATGCTTATGGTAACTTTTATTTTCGTCTTCGTATATCGCCAAATTCAAACGCTTATTCATATCAAGTAGCAACAATAATAAATGGTCCGTTTGGAACAATTACACAAGATGAAGACTTGAATATTTATGTATGGCTTGGATGCGATGCTAATTATGTAGCGACTGGAAGTGTAAAATATTGGCGAATCAAAATTGCAAATCATTTGATGGCGTTGATTGAATCCCCTGCCAGTAGTGGCCAATGGCATGCAGATACTCTTGCAACTCTAACAATAGTTTCGAGTACTTTCAATGCGATAATGCACTGGGATTGGAACGGCTTTGCGAATGAAATTTTTCAACGTGATGATACGTATGTGAAGAAAAAGTTATTGGACCCATCTGAAGATGATTCGCCTCCAGTGTATGAACCGACGAGCCTGTTCAGAAAGCCTATTGTTTATGACACAAACAGAAAAGCTGGATATGGTCCTGATGTTACTTATAACAATCCAGATTATGTTGCCGAGTGGCATATCAAAATGGAATCTTTCTTGATGGAAGATTTGGAGGGGAATGGTGAATGGTATCTTTTTGAAGGTCAAGATGGTGGCGAAGATTTTGATAGCGGTTATCAGGAATCCCGTGAATATGATTTTGTGCTCGACATGGGTGTCGGCGGCGATGCTGGCGATGCCGATGATTTGGAAGATGCACTCGACAAGGATTTGGTTGATTGGAATTATCGCGTTACGGTTAGAGATAATGCATCGGCAGCGGGGGTAGGGCAAACAGATAATTTTACCTCGCCAAGTGATTGGAATGAAGTTGTAGCTGATACTGGCTGTATTGTTCCTCCATATGGTTTATGGGAAATAGAACCTCATGCAGTTGGCAACAACGTAGAGATGACTGCTCGTGAGGCTTTCGGTCCTGAAAATGACCGTGAAGTGGAATACAGATTCAAAACAACTGATGATTCGTGGGATACAGGCTGGCAAGATTCAAATTCGGCAACTCATACCGGTATTGGTCCGGGATTTGGCAAAACGTATGTAGCATATGCCCGCACAAAAGCTGGAGAAATCACTCAGTTGAATAGCGAAGAAATTCTTGTGAGTTAATTAAAAGGGGAAATAAAATGGCAAGAGATAATAGATGGATGGGAACCGCTCCCGCAGTTGCTTGCGTACGAACGGCTACCCCAAGCAATGTCGAAATTGGTGATATTTTTACGTTAACGATTACGGCTCCGAGTGGAGAATCGCAATCTATTAGTTATACTGCGACTGCTGCTACTGTTGCAAATGTGACCGCTGGATTAACTGATGTGTGGAATTCCTCAACCCAATCCCTTATATCTGCTGTGACAGCAACGGATGATACAACTCATGTAACATTGACGGCAGATGTGGCAGGAGAAGATTTTATTTTATCAAAATCAACGACGAATGGTTCTTCCAATGACACCCAAGACATAACTTTAGCTGAGGTTACTCCATCTTCTGGCCCAAAACATTATGATACAGCAGCAAATTGGAGTGCAGGGGAGGTTCCGGGAGAAGTAGCGGATGAAACCGTTTATATTGAAGATTTTTCTGGTGATATATTATACGGTTTAGACCAATCCGGTGCGGCTCATGTTTTGGCAGCTTTCAAAATTTCACAAACGATGACAGGAAAGATAGGTTCTAATGGAATTGCTGGAAAAGCTGGGGATTATTTACAAATCAGAACTGCCAAACTTGAGATTGGATATCAAAATGGACCTGGGACGGCACAAGGTTCTGGGCGTATCAAAATTGATACGGGAACGGATGCTTGTGATATTGTAATTCATAATTCTGGGTCTGGGTCGGATACAGGAAAACCTGCCGTAAGACTTCTTACAAATAGTGGTGGCAGTGCAGAAGCTTCAAATCTCGAAGTTAAAAAAGGTAAAGTTGGATTGGCTTTTGAAGCTGGAGAAACAAGCACCATAAATAATGTTTTGGTTGGTTATGTATCTAATGTTGCTTCAGATTCTGATGTATTTATAGGAGAAGGGGTTACAGTATCTGCAGTATCTAGTAACGGTGGGGATATAGTGCAGCGATGCGGTTCTACGTTAAATGAAATATCAGCAGGAACTCTACGAATTGAGGGGGACGGAGCTATATCTACTTTGAATGTTTCGGGTGGAGTGGTAACTTCTAATTCATCGGGTACAATTACAAATTTGAATGTCAGTGGTAATTCGATAGTAGATTTTACCAAATCAAAAACATCCCGGACGGTTACTAATCCTAAACTAAGTTCTGGGGGCACTATTAAATATAACAAAGCTCACATTACGTTTACGAATCCTGTTGAAAGCATTACAGGCGGAGATGAGGTAGATTATAAATTATCAACGGTGTAGAAGGCTTATGAAGTGTGTGGTTCAAAAAGAAAACGAAAAATTAAAAGAAGAGAACCAAGAACTTAAGGAGGAGATAGAGCTTTTGCAATTAAAAATAAGGGAACTTTTGCAAAGTTTTGGAAAGGATATAAATTGTGAACAACAGGAGAAGAAAACATAATGATATATTTATCATAGGCGGGGGTTCTGGTCTAAAAGGCTTTCCTTTTTCTCAACTAAAAGATAAAACTACTATTGCTGTAAACATGGCGGCTTTAGATGTTCCTAATCCTACCTATTGTCTTACTGCTGATTCACGTATTTTTCGTAAGGTGCAGCAAGGTGTTTTTAGAAATATAAACACCACTTGGGTCGTAGTCATTAGCACTGCCATAAAATTTCGGGATGGCAGATTACAACGGGTTAATTCTAATTTTGCTTACAATCCTCTTTGTGCTCATGTACTGATAAATTATACAAAAGCTGATGGAATAGGTTTTTCTTTTAATGATTTTAGAACTGGTTTTAATAGTGGATTTTGTGCTTTTCAATTAGCAGTACTTTTAGGATACCAAAAAATATATTTATTAGGATTTGATTTGAATTTGAATCCCAAAGAATATCATTATCATAAAAGGTATAAAGGCAGAAAAATTAGTAATAAAAATTTGAATCGTTACTATGAGAATTTCAAATTAGCTTTTGGAATTCTTAAAAAAGAAACAGATATAGAAATCTTTTCTTGTTCTAAAAATAGTCGGTTAAATCAACATATTCCTTATATTCCATTTGAAGAAATATGAAAATACTTTTCAAATATCCGTCAAGAGACAGACCTGATTGGTTTATGGAAACCTTACAGAGATATTATGCTATGTTAAGTGAGGAAAACCAATGTCATTTTTTAATTACCTTAAATGAAGATGACAAAACAATGAACAATAGCAAAATGAGATTGTTTATGGATGGTTTTCCTAATTTGGTTTATAAATATGGAAACCACAAAACAAAAATAGAGGCTGTAAATGCTGATATGGAAGGCGAAGAGTTTGATATCCTTTTTCTTGTTTCAGATGATATGATTCCGCAAACATCAGGCTTTGACTTAATTATATCAGAAGATATGAAAGAACATTTTCCCGATTTAGACGGGGCATTACATTATGACGTAGGTGGGCCTAACGCAGATGAAAAAGGCTATTCTCGATGTATCTATCTTTCTATAATGGGGAAGAAGTTGTATGATTGGTTTGGTTATATTTATAATCCTATCTATAAAAGTTTTGGTTGTGATAATGAATTTAGAGATGTGGTATATAAAATCAAGAAGGTTGTTCATATTCCAAGGAGAATTGTAGAACATGAATGGAAAGGAGCAGGTAAGAATCGAGATATATTATATGCCCGTAATTTGAAGATGGCTAAAGGAGACATTCCATTATACGCCAAGAGAAAGAGAAAAATTAGAATGGTTAAAAATGTAAAGGATATATTATGAAAATAGCCCATAACTATGTATCAGATGGGAAAACAATTAAATCCCATTCAGCAAATTCTAAATTCAACGAAACGCAAGAAATCCTAATTTCTTTATTTGAGAAAATACAACCCAAAAGAATAATTGAAACTGGAACTTATGTAGGAAAAGGTTCTACACGTATAATTAGTATGGCTTTGGAAACTAACAATATTACAAATTCTGTTTTTTATTCTATAGAAGTCAATCCCGAATACTATCGACAAGCGAAAAAAAATGTAAAAAAGTTATGGGGCAATATTATACTAGTCAATGGATTGAGCATTCCTCGTTCTTATTTACCAACTAAAGAATCAATTAAACAAAAAACAGTAAAGGATAGAAGACATATTTTTGTTGACCACGAAAGAGGTCGAAGAGTTGATTTGTATTATAAAGAAACTAATTTCCCAGATGTTGAAGAAGATTGTTTGGGTAAGTTGATTAAAGAGGGGAATCCTGATTTTGTTCTGCTGGATAGTGCTGGCCATGTTGGAAATATAGAATTTCAGTATTTAATAAGTTTGCTGGAACAACCTTGTCATATAGCCCTTGATGATATTTATCATATCAAACATTATGATGATTTTGAAATGGCTAGAAAAGATAATCGTTTTGAAATTGTTTGTGAAAGTAAGGAAAGGTTTGGGTTTGGAGTTCTTTACTTCAAACCTACTCAAAATATCCTATGGAAATGAGCTATCTTATTATAGTATTAAATGGCAAACCGTTTATAGATTATAATCTAAAAAGCATCTATCCTTTTGCCAAAGAAATAATTATTGTGGAAGGGTCTATTCCATCTTTTGAAGATTTTGCCAATCATGATGGCAGTTCAAAAGACGGTACAATTAGAGCAATAAAAAAATACCCAGACCCTGAAAACAAAATAAAACTCATTCAAGGCAAATGGCATTCCAAGGTGCAAATGCAAAATGAAGGACTTAAACAGGTAACCGGCTCTTATGTTTGGTTTGTGGATGTAGATGAATTTTATAAACAAAATGATATTAGAAGAGTTTTTAAGATTCTCACAGAAAATCCTAGTATAGACCAAGTATGGTTTAAGGCTGTTCATTTTTTCAAGGGATTGGATTATTATATGTTTCATCCAACCCTGCTGAAAAAGGTATGGTTGGTTAGAAGAATATTTAAGTGCTTTCCTGGAATTCGACTTCGTTCTCATCGACCTCCCAAAGCGAATCTAAAACTTAAACCTAATTTATGGAAGATTGGCAAAGTATGGACTCCCAAAAATATTCTTCTTTATCATTATGGGTATCTTTATGATTCACAGGTCAGAGCTAAACTCAAAATACATAAGGATAAATTTTTCAATTCTATCCATCCAGATGAATGGTATGAAAATTTATTTATAAAATGGAACCCTTCTAATAGAAGATTATTAGAAAAGAAATACCCTGTTTGGATATTAAAGAAAAATTCCAAAACCAAGAAGTTTGAAGGGGTTCATCCTAATATTGTAAAGGAGATGTATAGTGCAAACCCAAGATAAAATTTTACATTTGATACAACCTGGAAGAATCGGTGATGTTATCATTTGCTTGCCCATAGCTAAAAAATATGTGGATAGAGGATATAAAATTAAATGGTACATCAACAATCAATATGCTGGATTGTTAGATTACGTGGATTATGTAATTCCTGTGCTGCTAAAAAAGGACCTGCACCAGAACATACAAGAAGCTTATAATATCTTATCTACAGTTTGTCCCAATCAAGAGAATATACTCGATTTAGGAATAGGTTTCGCTCACCATAAAGAAACAGAAGATTTTTTTAGAGGAAACGTTCATTTTGATGAATGGAAATATAATAAAGCAGGGATTGATATAAATGAAAAGTACAAATTGATTTTTAATAGAAACAAAACAAAGGAAGAAGAACTCAAAAAGTATTTAGGAATTGAAAAAAATACTTCTTATAAAATAGTGCATCAAACAGGAAGTCGAGGACATCGAGAACTTGGAATAGAGGGGATAGAGGTTAAGCCGATAAAAGGTTTTACTATTTTTGATTGGTACTCTATTTTGAAAGGGGCAAAAGAAATTTATTGTGTAGATAGTTGTATATTAAATTTTGTTAATCAATTAGATTTATGTGTAGGAAGAAGATATGTTAAATTATGGAATCACGGTTCTCCTTTATTATCCCCTATACTAAAAGAAGATTGGAAATTTTTATAAGTAAAAAATTTGATAAGTCAATTATGGACGAAATTTATGGTGGAGAAATTTATAAATTCTTTTACTATCTATTCTCCGGGGTGTAGTGGTTCTGACCAAATGAAAAAATGTTTACAAGCAACAGGTATGAGGGATAGGAGTGTCACTAAAAATAGGCACGTAAAAAATCCTCCAAACTGTAAAAGAAAAACTTTGTTTTTATATTCCGACCCAAGAAATTTGTTGATTTCATATCTTAATAGAGGTCGTTATGATAATTTCTTATTCAATCATTGTAGAAATATAAGTGGGGATTGTGACTACATTAGAAAACATCCAAAGCTATCTATAACGCAGGTCTTAAAAGACATGTATGACCCACTTAAACTGGAAGAACATTTTATGATATGGTTGAAAGCCCCAGTTGACCGCGAAATTATGATGCTAAAATATGAAGGATTAGAGAAACCTGAAACGTATCAAAAGGTATTAGATTTTTTTGGGGTTACAAAAAGAAGAAATAAGTTTCCTTGGAGACCCAGAAGCTCATCTTATTTGAATTTGCCTTTGGGGCAACAAATAGGTATTACTAATCTATTCAAAAATTTATTAGGGATACAAAATAATTTGCCAATCTGTTATGCAAGATAAAATAGATATCAAAGGGGACCACGAATGAATTCTTTTATTGTTGTATCTTATTTTACGAAGAATACTTTTTATGAAGAACATGCCAAAACTCTTGTAGATTCTTTGAATCAGTATAACTTATTTTATTATGTTGAAAGCATTGAAAGTTTGGGAGATTGGTATAAGAATGTTAATTATAAACCCACGTTTATCAAAAGAATGATGAATAAGTTTCCTAAGATAAATATAGTGTACGTTGATTGTGACGCTGTATTTTTTGGGTATCCAAAATTATTCAAAGAAATAAAAGACAATATAGCGGTTCATCTTTTTGACCAAAGTCATTTTAATAAGAGATACAAAGGATTTGAAGTTCTTAGTGGAACTATTTTTTTAAGGAACAATGAAGAAACCTATAGTTTAATAGAAAGGTGGGAGACACAATGCAAAAGGAAACCTGCACAGTGGGACCAAAAATCTTTGGAACAGGTATTAGGCGATAACTTTTATCATTTACCGGAAAATTATTGTAAAATTCACGGTGCAAGATATGGAGTTAATAAAAATCTTGTTATAGTTCATTATCAGGCAAGTAGAAAAGTAAGGAAAAATAAAGGAAAGATTTTGAAGAGCACATTACAGGAACCGTTACCTCAGGTCCTTTCCAAAATCGCTCCCAGCGATTCCAAACACTGAGGAACGGTTCCCTTAATTTTAGTCATTCGACATATCATCAAGATTGGAATCTATATTTATATATGGTAATGCAGTTGTAACGGCGATATCGAATAAATCTCTAGTAAGTGTAAAAGATTCCTCTCTTGTAAAACCATTTTCTAGACACCCTTCAAAAAAAGTTCTAAGGGTAGGTGCTAGATGCACTTTTAGGTCCTGTGCAGCTTGTTCTAATTTGTGAATATTTTTTGCATTCATAATTCAATTGCCTTTCTATTGAGATTTTATTCTTTTGTTAAAAAGTACGACGTACACGCCGTACTTTTTATTATAACTCCTTTGTAAGTACAAAATGACTAATATGATATGCCTTATTAAAAACTATGGCGTACACGCCACACTTTTATTGTAGTTTCTTTGCATAACTTGTCTTGGTCTTGATTCCTTTGTGAGCCTTCCACGGGTCTTTTTGGTAAGGCCTATACGGGAATAATGGACAAGTTGGAATAAGACATTTTTTTATCCCTTCTTTTTGCCAATTAGCACACTCCAAACATTTAGCTTTAACAGCGGATTTCAAACTTCTGCCTTTCATAGCCTTTTGATAATTTTTTTGATACATTTGAGGAATACGTTTACACCATTCTTGCCGTTTTTCTTCTATTTTATTTTCATTCATAATTCAATTACCTTTCCTATTTGAAAAGCAATCTCATGCGTTACGATAATAAATTGAATTTTGAATTCTTTTGATAATGTTTCTAGAAGTATTCTTATATTTTCTCTGTTTTGTAAATCTAAATTTCTAAAGGGTTCGTCCATAAAAAGAACTTTTCTTAATTGTGGTTTTGTAAGGACTATGCTTGACAATCGTAAAGCCAAAGCAGCCACGTCAATCACACCGCCGCTATCAGCATTCATCGGGTCTTCTATTTCATGGCCATGTTTCAACAATAATAAAACAGCTTCTGTTCTACCCCTTTTTCGCTCAAAACGGATTTTGAAACCGTACTCACTACCGAACACCGCTTCCAAGCACTTGTTCACTACTCCTTCTATTTTTTTGTGGGCTTGTTGTTGGACCATTTGCGATACTTGTTGGAGAATACATTGGGCTTCCTTAATGTGTTCTAATTCTTGCTTTGCCCGTTTAAGATTTCTTTTCTCTTCTCGGCACTGTCTTTTGGCGGAGGCAAATTCTCCGAGCAATTTATTTACTTTTTTTCGGGTCTTAAGCAGGTTCATTATTCTTTTCTTTTTTAAGGGCCCCGCAGATTTCTTTTCTATAAATGGGTATGGAAGTATCTGCTTTGATTCCAATGCAAACTCGACCTTTTCTTTTTTGAAGGTCAAGTATGATTATTTCTACTATGGAAGGAACAGATTCTTTTTCAAAATCAATTAGTATAGATTCTCCTTCTTTTCTACCTAATACTAACATCTCAAACTCCTTTTATGATGTTTTCTATAATTCTTTTTATTGTAGTTTGAGTGACATTCCTTGCAATGTTTTACTTTTTTATAAACCACTAATCTTTTTTTGCAAATGGAACAAACCGAGGGGACTTTTCTATAATCAATTCCCATCCCATTCTTCCTCAAATTCTTCTACGGCAATTTCAAAATCTTTTTCAGCTTTTTGTTTTTGTTTTTCCAAAACCTTTAATTTTTTTTTGGCTTCTTCCAGAGTGGAGCAACCGAATTCTTTCTTGAGTTGTTTCATAACTTGCTCCAAAGCCCCTTCTGCTTTATCCGCTTCTTGTTGAGCTCGTTCTACTTTCTTTTTCAATCCCATATACTTTTTTAGCAGTTTGTCACTCATTTTGTATCCCCATTGCCTTATAGATTACTTCACAAACAGGTTTATTTATCTTCTTTTTTAGTAAGTATCTTATTACAGTTTCGCGGAAATCCAAATCGGAAGCGTCTAATTTTTCAAGTTCCTTAATGAATGTTTTTATATCTAAGGAATCTTTTTTCTCTAATGAGTTTTGAATGTCCAAATGTTTATCTTCGGAGATATTCAAATAATAAGGTTCTACTTTTCTAGATTCAAATAATAAACCAATTTGTGGTTTGTAATTTATTTCATCAGATTTTCTTCTCATCAAAGTACCACAATTGAAAATTGTAGAATTGTTGTTTACTTTAGTTAAGAATCCTTTGTGGTTATCTCCATAAACAATTATATCATATCCTATTAGATTTTTTTCATTTTTATAAAGGTAAGATTCGCTAGGAGCTTGAGAAAAACTTTTACCTTTAATACAACGATATTCATGGACAACTGCTATTTGGAAAAATTCGCTTTGAGTGGTAATAGCATTTATTTTTTTACCGTATGGATACCCATACAATGTCAATTCTGAACCTGCTATATTTAATAGATTCCCCGGAGGAATATGCTTTATTTTTCCAGCTTCCACTAGAGTCCAATAAGCACTTCTTTTGATATCTTCATATTTATGGAGAGGTAAATCATGTTGTCCCGGAACGGCATACATATCATTAGGTAAATGTTCAATAGCAAAGTTTATCAATTCGGGCGGACTATTCCATCTATCAAGTATATCTCCAGCACAAATAACAGGGCATTCATATTTCTGCTGGAGAGTGGACAATTCTAGTAATGGTCTTGCCATTGCTAGAAACCAATCTGGTTCAGCCGACCGCCAAACGGGAGCCTTAAAAGATAAATGAATATCGGCACAAAAAATAGCTATAACTTTTTCATTTTCTTTCCGCATAAAGGACATCGTTCGCCTGCGACTTTGTCTAATTCCTGTTTGCATTTTTTCAAATCTTTTTCTGTTTGACATTTTATTTTCCTACATGTTTCCACTTTACTTATCAAACTCTCAAACAGGTCGCACTGATTAGAAATCGATTCTTGTTTCTTTTTGAGGACTTCTAAACGATTAAACGAAAGAGGGTTTTTATTTATACTTATTAGAAAGGATTCTCCTAATTTAATCGTTTTTGCTAGTTTTTTTGTTTGTTCCCCTAATTTTTGATATACTCGCCCTTTAGATAGTACCAAATTACCGCGAGAAACTAATTTTGAGCTGTTTTTTCGTTCGGACCTATATGTTTGCACTAATTTTATAAAATCTCGCAATCTCGCCGATTCTACGGCTTTTTTTTGGTATAGATTTTGTGCTGATTCGACTATTTGCAAATCTGAATCCATTTTATTAACATAGGCATATGAATTTTGTCGTAATTCAGCATCTTCTAATCTTTTTGCTATAACTTTGGCAACGACTTGGGATTCTCGCATAGCAGAATCTATATTGGACAAGGAGCGGTCTATTATTTCTAAATTGATGATAGCGTTGAGTTGGCGAGAAACTTCTCCTGCTGTCTTACAAAACCAAAAAGGGGCCTCATGTTGTCCTTGGAAATTGATATCTGAAAAATTTACTATTTCCTTTATGTCTTTTGGCACGTCATTTCTAAAGGCTTTGTATGAAGATTTACTATCAAGTTTATAGATATTGGTATTTTTATTTTTGATACGAGTTATTTTATGACCGTCAACAACAAGACGCACAGATGCTCTATCCTCTTCCCATCTAATCATTGAATTACCAACAGGTCTATTTTGCCCTGCCCATTTAATAGCTCTAATAATCGTACTCTTTCCAGATGCATTACGCCCAATTATAGAATTAACTAGGGGACTAAATTCAACATTTAATTTTTTATGAGTGCCAAAATTTCTTATTTGGATTTTTTCAATCATTTCTTCAATCCACGATAAATAGATTTGATAAGAAAATAAAAAGAAATTGGCCCTAAAAATAATGAAATTATCAATGTGATTTTTTGTGGTTTCTGTTTGAATAGAAACCAATCGCTTAATTCCCCGAAAATAAAACAAACCAAACCACAATTTACCCAAATCCATAAATATATCATTTTACAAAACCTTTCATTGATTGTTGGTACATATAGTTACAATACCATTCTTTTTGTTTTGGGACATAGGCGTCCTCTGTTAAATCTCCCCAAATGCCATCTACGGGAGCTCCACTCCATTCTTGCATTTCCTTTATACTTGGCCAATACTGTATATAAACAATTTCTATTTGTTTCTGTGTGGCCACGACGGTTACGATAGTCATTGCTACCAATATCGCGGACAAGCAAATAATGACATTTCTCATTATATCTGCACCCCTGCCTTCCTGTTATTTTTCTTCGCCATCTTTTTTCTCCTTTTCTTTTTGGGGGTCCCCATAACGGTTAATTTTATTTTGGACAAAGGCATTTTGCCCAAACGATGTTTTAGAGTTTTACTGTCCATTGTTTTCCTAATTAGATGCTTTTTTATTCTTCTTAAATTTCCCACATTTCCCCTTTCCATTTCTTTTAAGCATTTTCCATCTATGGCCTAATGCTACCAAAGAAGAAGTTCCAAAAATATATTCTAACAATTCATCTTTCTTTTTGAGAGAAATCATATAATAATCAGCATAATCAGGAAATCCACAAGGGCCAAGACGAGCCATAACTTCCGCCCTTGTCATTTCTTCTACTAATTTTATAATATGCTTTGCTTGAGATTTTTTAATTTCGTTTGGAGATATCATTTTTTATTCCTAAATCTTTTAATGTTATCTCTTGGATTCTCGGCCTCCACACCATAGCTTTCCCTCCCCTTTTTTTCTTTAATTTTCGCCAACCCCAAATTTCTAATGATGTTCCGGGTGTTTGCAGCCAATCCAAAGTTTCTTGAAATCTTTCTTCGGTTATCTTTTTTACATGGCTGGCAAAATCTCCTCCGCAGCATTGTATTCCCACTACACCTCGTTCTGGGTCTAAAGCTAGAACATCAATGATACCAAATAAATCTTGACGAATGCCGTGCGGACCGACATGAGGATTCCATTTTTCAACAATAGCACAAATTCGTCCATTGTTCCTTAATTCGCGTAAAGTTCTTTGAGTGGGGGACATTGTTTTTCCTTTTCAACATTTTTCATCATAAATTCTGTGTATTATCTCTATCTGTTTTTCCGAATAACTTTCTTGCGGGTTGTCTATTAAATCAGCAATGAATTTAACTTCCCAATCATTTAGTCCCTTACCAAACGCATCAATATGTGCAACTAGTACATTAGTGTCAAAATCGTCTTTCTCCATTATTCGCCACCTTTTTTTGGATATTCAGCCCCATCGTGTTCGTCCCAAAAAGCATTTCCACGCAGAACGTCAATCATTTCTATAATGTATCCCTCTGTTGTTTTGTCATATATTTCGTCAATGACTTCCTTATACCGGTCAAGCTCTGTCTCCGCTTTCTTCGCCCGCTCTGTCATGGTGGTAATCTCTGCTTGGAGTTGAGCATAAGTCGGATTGCAGTTATGCTTTCCAAGTACCGTCAAGGGTGTATATTTTTCCCCACAATTACAGCATGTCATTTCTTTCATATCATTCACCGCCTTTCAGGGCTTCGCCTATTTCGGTTATTAGGCTCGATTGAGAATTATTAACACATTCAATATGCGGCAATGTGTCACTGAGTAACTTCCTCAACCGTTCGTTCTTGGCTTGGAGTTTTCCTACCTCAACAATAGCTTCGTCTTTAGACATACTTCCCCCGCCTTTCAGGGCTTGCTTAAAACTCTGTAAATCTTTCAAGTCTTGCCCCTCTAATTCTAACATCATCAATATATTTACGGCTTCCTGCAAAAGAACCCGCAGCCGCGCATTCCCGGTCTCTGCTTTCTCCACCCGCTTAGTCATAGAGACAAGCTCGGTTTGGAGTTGTTTAAGTGTTTTAATAACGTTAGCTTTATAACAATTGCAAAAGGTTTGGTTTTGTTTATAAAATGCCGGACAAGCATTAGCATGGACCATTTCTTCTTCAATCAATTCAATAATCTCTTTTATTTTCATTATTTATCGCCTTTTTGTTTTTTTCTGTCTTTTGAATATAGGGGCCTTACCCCGCAAACTTTTCATTCCCAACAGCTTCATAACCCTATTCCATCCTTCTTGTGAAATTTTATCTTCTCGAAGTTTGAATATTTTTGTTCCCTTAAAAGGTAGTCCTATTAACCTATCATTTCTTTTGTACAAGTTAGACCCTATTTTTGAAGTTATTTTTTGATAAGCCTTAGTTGTCTCTTTCAATTCTTTTCTTAAATATTTAATAGCAGTTTTTTCACCAACTCCTTCCACCCCAGGAATTCCATCAGTAGAACAACCGGCTATGATTTTAACTTCCCGCCATAAATAAGGCTCTATCCCGTATTTCTTTTTGAACCTTTGCATAGTCAATATCTTCATTTTGGCAGGATTGTAAAAAGAAGTTTGGGAATTGATAAGCTGATATAAATCCTGGTCCGAAGATATTATAATTGCCTTATCCAACATAGGAAGATTCATACAAATAGAAGCTATAAGGTCGTCTGCTTCATATCCTTTTTGGACAAAAACATTTTTATACCCTATTTCCGGCAGATATTTTTTACGAAGCATTGTCATTTGCCATCTAAATTCTTTTTCAAATCTAACGGCTTCTTCGTCCATGTCTTTGTATTTGTTTTTTCGATTGACTTTGTATTTTGGAAATATCTTTTTGCGTTTGGAGTATTTAGAATCCCAACAAAATATTACATGGGGGGTGTTAAAAAACTCTTGGAAATGAGAGATGGTTTTTAGGAATCCATATATAACTCCGGTAGGCGTGTTTTCATGGCTCAATCCACCGGTAGAATACTTTGCTCTATGACAAAGGTAATTGCAATCTAAAATAAGCCTACAATTTCCCATTATTCACTATCTCCATTAGCTTGCGGATTTGTTTACGGCGAGCAGCTGCCCTGTCAGCCGTCCAATAAACCGCCTCGTAAGTCGCTCTTTATTAGGCTTTTTACTTAAGATGTCTTCAGTTGTTATTTTCTTATTCATTGTTTATCGCTTCTAAACTCAATTCTTTAATTTTAGTTTCATATTCTTCTTTTGTTAACTGCACGTTGCAAATCATATATTGCCTCTTTTTAAGCCCAACTGAGTTTGAGCAATCCAAACAGTCCAAACAGTCCGAACAGTATGAGCAGTATGAACAATCTGAGCAGTGTGAGCAGTATGAGCAGTATGAACAATCTGAGCAGTGTGAGCAGTATGAGCAGTTTGAACAATCTGAGCAGTGTGAGCAATCTGAGCAATTCGAGCAGTCCAAGCAATCTGAGCAATATGAGCAGCCCAAGCAATCCGAGCAGTCCAAGCAATCTGAGCAATCCGAGCAGCCCAAGCATTCTGAACAGTGTGAACAATTCAAGCAGTATGAGCAGTATGAGCAGTGTGAGCAGTCAGCATTGGCTCTACCTTTTAATAACATTCCTCTTACTTTATGTAATTCCCGATTAGTCATCTTTAGTATTGCTTCTTTCGTGTATTTTTTCATTTGTCTATCTTTCTTCTTTTTGATTTATCCATGCCATCTTTCATTTATGTCTTTAACTAAATCATTTTTTAGAATTCTTTTTATTTGTACCTTTTTTTTCTGCTTATTGTACAAGCTTCTTCAATTTCATTCCAAACATTAGCTACAATGCTTCGTAATTCTTTTTCTATTCCTTCGATTTCTATATACCTGATAAGATTTGTTCTTGTACCTTTGAATTTGAATTCAGAAGCTTTTATTTTTTTTCCCTGTGTTTTCCAATGTCCTTCATCTATCAAATAATCCACACAAGAACCAATATCATCAATTCCAAATGAATGATAGATTGGAATGGTTAATGTTCTTTCTTTTCCTGTGATTCTATTTTTTTTAATTTGAATACAACACTCCACCCCTAATTGTCTTGTTTTGCCTTTGACAATTTTTGATATCTTTCTTTTTGAGGAGGACCATAATTCTATTGTAGCATAAAATCGTAAAGCCCTCCCCCCTGAACGTGTTTTCTTCATAAATCCAAAACCGAGATTATCTCTAGTTTGATTTATAACAATAAGAATAGACCGTTTTTTTAGTAGGGGGGTTAAAAGCTGGCGTAGATTAGCCGAATTCTTTTTTGCTTTGCCGTCTCCAAAAGAACCGGATTCTCTTTTCCCTTTTCTATATGCTGCTTTGGTTTCGTCAAATTTTTTCTTTTCTGCTTCGGAACTTAAACTATCCATACTATCTAAAATATAGATAAATGGTTTTTCTTTTTGTAATGCATCATCGACATGGTAATAGAATTCTTCAATAGTTGTAGAATAAACAGGCTCCTTTCGATTAGTCCCGGAATAACTAGGAGCTTCTATTCTCGCACAAACCTTTGAACCAAAGAATCGTTCGATGTTCATTAGGGCTCCACCCTCGCCATCATCATAAATAAATCTATAGTCATCAAATTCAGGATTGATGCTGGCTTCTGCTAAACAAGTAAGAGCTAAAAAAGTTTTGCCACTAATTGAATCACCTACTATAAAATAAAAATGACCTTTAGCAAAACCATAATAAGGATTACCAGTACAAGCAAGATTCAAAAGGGTGCTTCCAGTGCTGAGGAAGGACAATTTTTTTACTCTTTTCTTTTTCATCAATGCTTTTTTAATATCGTTTGTTTTCATTTTGATTTTTCAAATTAGTAAAATAAAAGGAATGATTATACTCCGTTACAATCATTCCTATGTTCATGTTAAAACTTCTCACCTCTTAACAACTTACTTTCTTGACTTTTTCTTTTTACTGGTTTTCTTTTTCTTTTTACTAGTTTTCTTTTTCTTTCTGCTAGCTTTCTTTTTCTTTTTCGGTTTGTCTTCTTCTTGTTCGTCTTCAAAATCCTCATCGAAATCTTCTTCTTGCCCCTCGTCGTCTTCAAAGTCTTCGTCGAAATCGTCTTGCTCTTCATCGTCTTCATCTTCAAAATCTTCGTCAAATTCTATATCGTCTTCATCCTCATCGAATTCTTCACCGTCCTCGTCGTCCTCGTCCTCGAAGTCTTCGTCAAATTCCTCTTCTTGTTCATCGTCGTTTTCGTCTTCGTCAAATAGTTCTTCGTCTTCAAAATCCTCGTCAAATTCTTCTTCATCTTTCTTATGCTTCTTTTTGTTCATTGACTTTTTGGATTTTGGTTTAATGGCTGCATCATCATTGTCCTCGTCATCTTCATTTTGAAGTAGTATCTTCTTCAATTCATCATAAGGAGTGATTTTGATAATGTCATCCAAAACATAGGCTTCATCTAGAATACTTTCATCATAATTTTCTTTCCTATGTTTGAAATCAATGTCTGTTATGCTATAGAAAGCACGTCCTTCAAAATGATTCTCTTCGATACCTAACTTTAATGTATATCCGTTATCTATCGAATCAAAAGTATCATAATCATCATCTTCATCAGCATTGCGAATTTTGGCATCTAATGCTTTCCCAAACAACCACCAAGCAATATCCCATATTTGAATGCCCTTTTCCCTATCACTGGTATCTATAACATTAAAAAGTTGTCGTTCTTTCGGAGCTAAGCTTCTAATAAGGTCTTCATCTGGGTCTGGACTATTCATCAATTTTGCTCGATATTCACAAACAGGACATTTCTTTTTTAATGTTTTTCGGAGACAAGAATACGAATTTTGTTCCGCTCCTATTCCCCGGTGAACAAAATAAGTTCTTTCATAATGGAGTTCCCCTTCATCTGCCCAAGGGTTGCCCTTTCCCACGACATACGGAATGATATCAAGCCGCACAGTCTTATCATTCTTCAACTTAAAAAGACTGGCCCCTTCTGGCAAAGCCAACGTGGTTCTTTCAAACCCAGTTCCATGTTGCTCCGCCCTTCTCCGAGCGGTGTTAATTGTCTTTCGCTTCTTTCTTTCCTTCCTCTTGTTTCTTTTTGACATTTCAGTCTCCTTCATAAAAACTATTCTTCTTTTCTTTTTCAATAAATTCTTTTGCTTTGTAATAAGCAACCGTTCCAAATTTGACGCATATATAAATAAAAATTCCGCAAGCATAAATAAGAAAAGGAAATCCACAGATACATATCAAAATAATTATCAGATTTGTTTTCATTTTATTTTTTCTTTCTCTTCCTTCTTTTGCCAGCTAATCTTGCATTCCCTTTTTCAATATCATCTACCATTTCTTTTGAATGTATATCAGATTTGGGAACAGCAAAGTAATTTTGACCATGTAAACTAACTAATCGCTCAAGGGCACTCTTCCGATGGTCCAAAGCATTTACAGCTGCTTGTAAAATGTCAACCCTATGTTTTTTTATCCTTAATATTTTTTGGGCCTTCTTGTATTTAGGGATTTGTATAATAATATTTGTTATCAACGTCTCTGTTAGTTTGGTATCTTTTGGTGGGTTGTTTCTAACATTATTATCACAAATTGCTTTTACCACATCCAACTCTGCTTTGGCTTCTTCCAATCTTCTTTTGGCATCTGCTAGTTCAGAAGCGTACTTGAAAAAGATTTTTGGCTGACCTATCCATTCTTCGTCTAATCTATTTATGTCAATATCAAAAAAATCAAATTCTAAATCTTTATCTTTTTTTGGCATGGTTGTTTTCCTTTCTGTATATTATATTATTGTTATTTTCGGCAATAATATGCAATAAAAATTAAAATTTATAGGAGCAATGAACGATTTTTTTGTGTTTTCAAATTTGATATGGTCCTAACAGCTTGTTTATAATAAGATGTTTTTAATTCGATACCTATTCCTTTTCTTTCATTTTTTACAGCTACATATATTTCTGAGCCTATTCCCATAAAGGGACTTAATACAATATCGTTTTTTGTTGACCACAAAGTCATGCATCTTTCAATTGTATCTAGTTGTAAAGGACATATATGCTTTTCATCATCTACCCCTTTTCCCTTTCTATATGGCAATACTCTTGTTTGCCTTATATCAAACCAAACGGGTGATGCATATTGTTGCCATATCCAATGGGAGCGTTTATTTGTTTTTTGTTCCTTATGCCCAATAAATTTATCCAATTCTTTTGGTATGCTTCGAGAGCCATAATAGGTTGTTAGTCCATTTTTATTTCTTATTGGTTTTGGGTTTTCACCTCTTTTTCTAAAAGATAAAATATAATCAGGAATGCCAGTTGTACACATGCTCGAATCTTTTATTATTTGTTTGTGTGCCAAACCAATTGAGTGCGTTCTTACCGCAGCAAGTAATGGGTCTTTCCATATACAATGTCTAGAATGATAAATAAACTTTTCTTTTTGAAATAATTTTATTATCATTCCAGGAAAATCTCGTAATCCGATGAATCCAGAAACATTTTTTTGTATTGGCAAATCCATACAATGCACCGCTATTATTCTTCCTGGCATTATTACTCGATTTAATTCTTTTACTAAAAATCTAAAATGCTCAAAAAATTCTTTATATGTTTTTGAGTTTCCCATATCTTTTTTAGAATCAGAATAGGAATATAAATTACAAAATGGGGGTGAAAAAATCGAAAATCCTATTTTATTATCAGGAATGGATTTTAATACTTCACAACAATCGCCGTTATAAAGAGCATACCTATCAGTTATTTTTTGAAATTTTACAGCCATTTTGGAATCCTTATTTTTTCTGTTTTTATTTCAAATTCTTTTTTCCCTAACTGAAATTCTGACATTTCTCGAATAATGCCATTATACATTTCAATTGATTGCTGTTCTTTTTTCAGCATATTATGTAAAATTATTGATTCTCTGTCGCTTGCAATTAAATGACAATTGACTTCATTTTTTTGTCCAAATCGCCAGCATCTTCTTGATGCTTGATAAAATTGCTCATGTGAATGGGAAGGAAAAAACATCATTTCCGAGCAATGTTGCCAATTCATACCAAAGCCGCCTATTTTTGGTTTGGTAATTAAAATTCTTATGCCCCCATTTGTAAAGTCAATTAGTTTACTTTCCTTGTCGTCATCATTATCTTTCCCACTTACTTGGACCGATTCTGGGATTATTTTTTCTAACAAATTTCCTTCATCATTCAAATGACACCAAATTAAACAAGGTTTATTTTTAGGAATTATCGATGCTACCTTTTCACATCTTATAGATAAGGTTCTTCTTTTTTCTATTCGTTGCTCATTTAATCCCACAGCAGGTAATGGTATTAAAGTGTTTTCTTTGTGATTGGATTTTACTATATGTTTATAAAAGTTTAAGTGGGGTAAAATAAATTTGTTGTCTTTATATCCTAAATCAGATGGTTTTCTTATAGCTCTTGCCCATGTAGAGACCCATTGCCAAAATCTTTTTTTTGCATGTCCTTTTAATACCCATCGTAAAGAATTTTTACTATTATGAGTAAAAAACATTCCTGACATTTGATTTCTTGTCATATTTCCCAAAGCTTCTGATGATGTTCCTAATTCTATAAAATCATTAGGAGCAGGAGTAGCCGTACATAATAGCCTGTATTTAATTTTGTTCATAAAATCAGTGACATGTTTTCGTATTTTGCCATTAAAATTTTTCAAAATGGAAGATTCATCACATACTATCCCATCAAAATCATTGGGATTAAAATTTTTCAATCTTTCATAATTAGTTATATTGATTCCTTTAGAAATAACACCATCTTGAATTCGGTTTACTTCTATCCCAAATTTTTCTGCCTCTTTGATTGTTTGATAAGATACTGCTAAGGGAGTTACAATTAAAACATTACCATTAGTTTTCATAATTATATTTTGGGACCATACAAGTTGTTGTGGTGTTTTTCCTAATCCGCAATCTTCAAATAATGCCGCTTTACCTTTTCGTAACGACCAATCAACAAGCTCTCTTTGGAAATCATATAAAAAATCAGGCACCCATATTGGTTTGAATCCTTCTTCTTTATTTTTAATCCCTTTTGATTCTAAGAAGTTTTTGTATTTCATTACTCCTTTGCTCCTATTATTACCTCATAACAAGATGCAACTAATCCTGCCCATTTTGAATCATAAAAATGGTCTCGAAAAGCTTCTATAATTAAGTAAGCTCTATCCGAACGATTTCCTCCCGATAACAAAACAGCTTTGGCATAACCTAAAATCATCCAACGGATTGGTTCTGGGTCTTCATTTTGAATTCTTTTTAATACCCTTGCCAATTCATTCCAACGGGTATTTGGATTGTGTAAAGCCCGTGCAATAGAAATAGCTTGTTCCTCCACAGAAGTTGTTTTAATTGCGTTTAACATGTCGTCTGCATCTTTTAATTCTATTATTTGGTCAAGAAGAACAAGAGCTTTTCGAGCAGAACCATTACTGTTGTCTATTATTTTTTCTAGTACTTCAGAAGGGATTCTTAAATTTTCCTGCGAACAAACAGAATTAAGAAGTTGGTTCATATGTTTGGAATTCAAAGGTTTTACAACGATTTCAGTACAGCGGGTTCTTATGGTGGTTTTTAATTTTTGGGGGTCCGTTGTAGCCAACATAAAATAAACATGGTTTGGGGTATCTTCCAGCATTTTGAGAAAAGCATTCTGGGCATCTCCTGTCATTTTATGGCATTCATCTATTAACCATATTCTACACTTACCACTAATAGGAGCTTGGTATAAATGGGTACGAATATTTCGCACCATATCTATACCACGAAAATCAGCACAATCCAATTCGGTGAAATCATGCATTCCGCATTGAAGAGCCTTTCTTACTATTCTTGCAAGAGTGGTTTTGCCACATCCAGAAGGACCACTAAAAAGAATGGCATGAGGCAATGTCTTACTTTTAAGTTTAGACCGCAAGATTTTAACGGAATTAGTTTGCCCTATGATTTCTTTGAATGTTTTAGGACGATATTTTTTGTACATCTCCATAAGAAAATTCCTTTAATTTACTAATTTTTTCTCATACCAGTTTCCATTTACGGGCGATGCTTCGTTCTCTATTGATAGCGGAACAATTATCCATTTCCAATGTTTTCTTATATCAATGGTCATTACTTGATTCACTATTTCTAAATAGGTTTTCAATTCCTTTTTGAATACATCAGCCACAATACTATCGTGAATCTGCCCGATTATTAAGGTTTTCATTTTATACTTTTTTAGTAATTTTTGAATCCGAATCAAGGACCACAGTAGCCAATGAAAAGCTGAACCCTGCACAGGATAATTGATTACTTCTTTTCGATTATAAAACCCTTCAATTCTAAACCCTGTTAAGGTATCAAAATAACCTCGATTGACATAATCAGTGTACCATTTTTCTTTCCATTGCTGATATACCTTAAACCAATCATTCCAAAACATATCTTCTACTTTTTGTAAATGGTGTTCAAATGTTCCTGCAACTGGGGATTCTTTTGGGTTACATTTCCCTAATTTATAAATTCCTTTGTTTTTCAGATGCTGATATAAATCAATTCCATCTTTTCTTTTGAGTTTCATTTGACCGATAGCTTTCCATAAATTCTCGGCACAACGAAGATAGTAATCTCCATAAAATTGGGGAAATACAAACATATTTTTTCCACAAAATCGAACATCTTTTGTTATTTGATTCTTAGGCAAATAAAAACACTGCCCCGCCATATCTCTATGTAAATCTTTTTTTCCATCCTTAATATAAGAAATCATTCTTGGGTCTTTATGATAACAAACTGCACAACGAATCTCTGCCCCATTGTAATCAGTTTCCACAATTTGATGGCCAGGTCTGGAAATAAAAGCTCTTCTAACTAATTTTGCCGTTTGGGGATTCCGTATGGGCATGTTTTGAAAATTAGGATGGTCACTGCTACTCCGATAGGTACGGGCAAAATTAAGATTGAAAAAAGGGTGTAAAAAACCATTTGTCGTTTCACGAAGAATTCCTTGTAAATACGTAGAATTCGTTTTTTTGAGCCGTTCCAATTTAAGGAAATTTCTAACAAACGGCAAATTAACTTTACCCAAAGCAGTTTCATCTGTTTTAGGTCTTCCAGAATCTGTATGAGCTTCGCATGGATATTTCATTATCGAAAAAAGTATAGTGCCCAATTGGTTTCTTGAGCCCATATTAGTTTTGGTTCCATACTTTTTTTGCCATAATTTGAACATCCTGTCTTGTTTCATTTTGATTGTTATTTTTTCAATTTGTTGTTTGGTATGATTGATTGCTCGATTAAGATAATTAGTATCTACCCTGATGCCGTTAGCTTCTACTTGGGACAGAGCTATTGTTCCATTATGTAATAATTGATAACCTTTGTTAGTTATTGGTTTCATCTTTATCCTTTAATTCATCATACATATGTTTTGCTCCATGAACAAATGCCATAATAAAAGCAGGCTTGAAAATTTTTTCACATAAAAAATTTGCGTGTTCCTCAGCCATTTTCTTATATTCTTCAAACTTTTCTTTTTCTAAATCAGCCATTATTTATTCCATTAAACTTATCTTCCAGGTTTGAATCGTCATAATTTTCTTCCATTCCTTTTTCTGCTGCTTCCCTTTCTTTTTGATAGTTTCTTGTTTGTTCGTCTTTTTCTTTGAATTGATTTGGATACCGTACTTTGAGCTTTCTAATGTTCATATCCATCAATTCTTCAAATGTTATACCAATCTCATTACATATCAATCCTAAGTACCAAAATATATCTCCAATTTCTTCTTTTAGGTTTTTTATGTCCAACAGTCGGTTATAAAATAAGGTTTTTTTAATTACGTCCATCAATTCGCCTGCCTCCGTACACACTCCTATCGCACCATGAAGTATGCATCTGTTTATATTTTGAAAATTAGAGGATTCACTTCGTTTTACGTTTTTCATATACTCTGTAGAATTCATCTTGTTTTCCTTTCAAAAAGTTTCATTTGTTTTATTATCATTTATTTAAAGGCATTAGGATATATTTAATTTTATAAAAAGCATTTTCAGATTCTATCAGCACAGGACATTTGGGGGATTCGTTAATAAAAACCCATTTATTGAAAGGCATTCTATCAAGAATTTTCAAAACCGATACGTACTCCCATATGTTTATGTATGTTTTATTTTTAATCATACAATCAATAAGACCATCAAGGATATTATCAGAACATATTTCCTTTGATGATTTTGGTATTACATCTTGATATTTTGGAAAAGAACTATCTTGATTATCTTTTCTAACAAGGACGTCCCCAAAAATATTGTATAAACCCGTCTCCAATTTATCATACTCAACAAGAAGTCCTGTAGATTTAATTGCCACAATAAGCATACTTTTAGCATCTGTAGCTACAATCTCTTTGGTTTCATTATTGAAATAAACACTAGATAAATCATACCGCCCGTCCTTTTTTGCTTTAGTTAAAAACAAGGCCCTTGCAATTTTTTTATCTATAACAGTGATATTTTTTTTCACCTCTTTTATTACTCTTTCTTTACTCATTTTTTAATCCTTTCATAACATGCATTTGTTTCATTGCCACCTTATATTCCAATAGACTATCCAATCCGTTGTATAATAACAAATCATTCAAATCTATTTCGTGTATTCGATTGAATCTGTCTTTGCCTGATTCAAAAAAAGGTTTGACAACGTCATTATAAGATTCTACTCCTAGAAAAACAAAAGATTGAAATTTAATACTTGTTACACCAGGAGAGTTGTCTATAACATGAGCGGCTATCATTGTGTCCCACAACCAATTTCTAACAGGGTGTCCCAGTTTCGTTCTTGTCCATCTATCTTCAAACTTCATATTACTTGCTATTTTAGGAATAGGCGATTTTAGCAACCGGCTTACCGCTGTAACAACTCCTTTTTCCATTGGAAAAGCTATTGTCTTTTTCCCTTTCCAGCATATCGAACAAGAAACCAATTTGGTGCCTTTTCCTTCAGGTTTCAAACAATTAGTTTCATAATCAAAAGCAATTGGACCATCTTTTATTTTCTCAATTTCTTTTACAGCTTGCAATGGGTTCATTATAATATCAATTTGATTGTTATAATTAGGAATTTTTTTCCAAGGTTTGGATTTAGATTTATGTAGGGCAGTCCTTAAATGATTTTCAAAAAATCTATTTAGGACCTTATCATTTTTTCTTAGTAAATAAGCAGGATGGTAGGTACAAATAATCCAAGCATTCAAACTTTGACAAGGTATAGAGTATCCCGCCCATTTGTTTACAACTCCTTCATCTGTTTTCCACAAAGCAGATATCAAAGAACTTATTGCTATTTTACCAAGGAGCACAATTACATTTGGTTGATACTGTTTTATCGTTCTCATTAGATTTGGCCGACAAGCTTCTATTACCTTTTTATTAGGAGTTTCGTTATTTTTCTTAAAGCATATAACGGCATTTGTTTTCCAACAATCCTTATCCAAATCAACCTCCATTTTTTTTAGGTGTTTCCTTAGAAATTGACCGGATGGACCAACCAACTGCATATTTTTCCTATCTTCTTCTGCACCCGGAGCTTCAGCTATAAATAATATCTTTTTTCTGCCTTTGCCTGTAGGGGGCATTTTAGGGGATTTACAATTTTTATAACGTCCACATAAACCGCATCGAGTGGTTGTGAGAATCTTTTCCTTGGTTTGAAAACTGGATGATGAGAAGAACCCCTTTTTCATTATTTTTCTCCTGGGATAATTGCTTGAAGAACAGTAACGTAGGTGTATTTCCCAACGGCTATTTTTAATCTATCTTTGGTTACTTCACAGGTGTTGTGGTGACGGATTAAGTTGGCAAATAGGCAGGCAGCAACTCTAAATGACAAAGGCTTTCCTTTGTATTTTATGTCCTTTATTTCTTGATAATATCCAGAAACGCCTCTACCAATAATTTGAAGCTTGTTGGGTTTGATGTTTATTTCTATTTGGTTATCTTCTACATTTTCTGCTGAGAAAATCTCGGCTTTTTCTACTGCTTCTGTTAATCCTTTTGGAAACTTGGTGGGGGTTCCTGTGATTTGTAATAGCTTTGATAATTTTGGAAAATCCTCAACCCATCGACGACAACTCAAAATAAGTCCGGAAGAATTTCTAAAATGAATCCAATTCTTTGTTTCACTAAATTCTGACACGCCCAATTCTTCTATGTATTTTATAGATTCTTTTCTTACAAGAGTGGGTTTTTCTACTTCCATTTTTATTGTATATCTGGCTGCTTGGTAACCATCACAAGCTTCTATCCATTTGGGCGTGAGTCGTACACAGGTCAGTGAAAACTTGGTTTCATCTTTTCCTGCACACTGTTTGACAATAGTTATAGCATTTGCAAAATCGTCGGGCAGGTCTTTCCATTTTTTAGGTTTTTCCACCAAATTGATTGGAAGTAAAATATCAGCGTCCATTCTGATGCCTGCTTTTTTTCGATTACCTTTAATCAACAATTCTTTTTTATCGATTGTTATTTCCAATTCTTCTTCCTTCAATTTGCGAAGAATGGATATAAGGGGCGTAGCTGGTATGGCTCCTGTAACAGGGAGGCATGATTCTTGGGTGCAGGCCACCTCATCATTATAAGTCATCACCACTTTGTTCTGAAAAACAAAACAGGATGATTGTTCTATTATTTCTCTTGTGGATAAACCTGGTAGAATAGATTCCAGTTGACCTAAAAGTTTTTCTCTATTTATCTTCATTTCTTTTCCTTTCTTAATCAAAAAATGATTTCTTGTTTAATTTTTTTGTAATTCTTTATTTGGTAGGAGTGAATTCATCAATCCCCCTTTTCCAATCTGACTTTTTCAATTTCCCTGAAATTCTCTTTTATTTTTCTAGTGTCCCCTTTGTAAAAAATGAGAACATTCTGATGTGTTTTCCCTGTTTTACGACCACTTTTGAATTGTTTACTGACTCGAACAGGCAGGCTTCCTATGGCTGTAACTAAAATAATATCATTGTAGAAAAAAGCCTCCGCCTTCTGAAAAATTTTGATTGTATCAGACACAAGCGTGTTATAAAAACCCGTTTTTTTGTTTCGTATATTGGCCACAACAAAACAAGCGAATCTATTTTGTTTTAGCATCATAACACTTCTTTTTATTATTTTAGAGTGCCCCTTTAGAAAATTAGGATAATCTAATGTAGATAAATCTCTTTTATCATCACTATATACTTCCAAGTCCCCGTATGGGGGACAACTAAAAACAAAATCATATTTTCCTTTTGCCAATGACAAACAATCCCTTCCATCCCCTATAATTCATTTGGGCTCGTTACCTTTTAGAATCTTTCGAGCTTGTTGTCTATTAGACTCGATTTGGTTTTTACTTAAATCAATTCCTGTGTAGTGGTAACCCAAATAATTTGCAACAATACCCCTAACGCTACCTCCTGCAAATGGGTCAAATATTTTTCCGTTAGCAGGACAAAACCATTTATACATAAGCTCACATAGCACAGGGTCAAAGATAGAAGTCCCACCTCCCCTTTTATTTATAATATCTGCCATGAAACCGGTGCTGCTAAATGTTAATCCATTCACTTTTTTCTTTGTAAGTTTTTTTGAATGGACAAGGGGTCTTCCTCTACCATCCCCTTTTTCCCTATTAGAATAATCACAGGCCAGTCGTGGGGAACCTCCTGGACATGCTTTGTTTCTTTTCCTATAGTAGTCTAAATCACGCACACGGCCATTATCAAAAAGAATGTCTTCCCCTCTTCCCAACTCACTTTGAATTCCTATTTCAATCCACTGTCTTTTCCGTTTTTGCCAATTCCCTTCCCGAGCGTCCATGACAGAAAATGGGGGCATAATAAAAACATCCCTTAGTAAAGGATTTTTACTTACCACATTTCCAAATATATCTATTTTATGGTTTTTCATAATAGTAAAAGGCAGGTGGGGCTTTAACCCACGTTTCAGTCTGTGTCAGAAACACTCCTACTGCCAAAATTCCTTTTTGTGTATTACTTTTTCAAAAAATACTTTTTGTTATCATCCCTTTGGACCAGACCTTTTTTAACGAGTCCATTAAGATGATTGTAAAAAGATGTTTCTATCCCAGATTGCTTCATAAGCTCTTTCATGCTTTTTGGGTTTTCATTCAAGCATTTATTAACTTTTGACATCTTACTACTTAGACGAGTGCCAAAGATATCTTTTCCAGTAGATTCTGTCTTCTTGGCTTTTGTTTTCTTTGTTGTCTTTTTCTTCTTCCCTCCGTTGGTTTTACTCACAGCTTTTCTTTTAGTTTGCTTGGTTTTCTTCTTTTTTGGTTCTGTCTTTTTTTCAGTTTGTTTGATTTTCTTTTTTGTCCTCGTTGCCTTCGTTGGTTTCGGTGTTTTATCTTCTTTTTTTGAAACCTTTTTCTTTCCGTCTTTGAAAGCAATTTCGGAAGCATTTGCTAATGATTTCAAAAGTCTTTTCATTTTGGGGTTTTTAACATTGGCAGCATTGACAATTTCAGGAAGTTCTTTTGCCTTTTTCAAAAGCCATTCGTCATCTTTGGTTCTAACTGTTTTGAAACCTATTGTTTCAAATAGTTCTATAACAGTTTCTTTTTTAACGGTTAATTTCATGTTTTGCCCTTTCCATATAAAATTTTGTTGTGGGGATTATTCTCCTATTTATTATTGTGATTTTTACCAAAAATCTGAAATCTTTTTTGAAAATAGCTTTACCTGCCTTGCCTTGCCTTACCCGACCCTACCCGACCTTACCATACCTAATCTCACCTGCCATATTATTTGGTTCCGCAAACATCGAACAAACCCCAACCCATCCCACAAGAGGATTTGCTGTCAGGACGTCCTTCAAGTATTCCTGTTTGCATACCCACACGAACAAGGAGATTTGAAATATCCTCCAATGTGAATTGGTCAGCATCATATCTTATACGAACAAGAGCTTCCCAACCAGGTTCCCACATTGGACGAGAATGAATATCGGTTGACCCCATTGCTATTCGTACAGGAAGGTCCAATCGTTTGGATTTGCCTTTTGTGATTTTTACAAGGGGAGTGCCATCATCTTTATCAAAACCATCTGCTTCTATAAACACAGATAATTTTGCACGGGTCATAGCAAACCCCACAATCTTACAAGCGGAAACCATTGCATTGCGGAAAGCCGGAGCAGGAATACCGCACCATCCTTGAGTAGATATATGTTTTGCTGCTTCACACATAGTCTTAAAATCTTTTGGGGCCCTTTTCTTTCCTTTTTTTGCTGTGCTTCCTGCCTTTTGTGTTTCCATCATCTCCACTTTTGCTTTGTGTGAGAATTTATTCATAACCAAAGGCGATGTCCCCCTAATAAGAAATCGTCCCGTTTCCATATTTGGGGGAGCTATTGTAAGATGAACCCCATCAACCTTTTCTGCTTTTTTCTTTTTTGTCTTTGCCATTTTCCTGTTCTTTCCAAAATGTTAGAATTTACCTGCCTTACCCCACCCCACCCCACCAGACCCGACCTCACCGCACCATACCTGCCTTACCTGACCACACCGTACCGGACCAGACCCCACCCAACCTTACCGTACCACACCTGCCTTACCCAACTTTCCTTTCTTGTTTTTTGGCTTTAATAATTGCATCGATAGCAGGTTCTACAGCAATTACAATTTCTCTTATTTGTTTGTATCGTTTTTTTATTGATATTAACTCATCTAACGCCTGTTCAAACAAAGCCTCTCTCCAGGGCTTTACCTTTATAATACGTTTCATCTCTCGATAACCCCCTCCAGGTTTGCACCTGTCTTTTTTTAGGCTAACAAAAACTTTCATAGGCTCTGTTGCATTTGGCATCATTTCGACATGTACATTTATTATCCTTCTCGCCTGGTGAATGCGATATGCTTCACCAGCTATTTTGTCGTCCCATTCAAAACAATTGTGTAAAGCTGTTTTACTATCCCTTGCATAGTTAACGACATCACGAGCTCTTAACAATCCACCGTGTTGTTTTTTAATTTTTTTAAGTTCTCTTTTGATTTCATCTTTCATTTTTTCGTCCTTTTCAAAATCCCTTTTTGCCCCTATATTCTATTATTGCCTTATCCATCAAAAATCTAAAATCTTTTTTTAATTTTTCCAGAAAAACTCTTAAGCACCTTTTTTACTTCCTTAATATGCGATGCCCACCTAGTATTCTTTGTCACTATTAAGATTTGGCGGGACGTTCTCCTATTGAGTAACGATTCCTCTACAAATGCTCGTACAGTTCTATCTTCCATATCAATCCCCTTTCCAAGCACTTTTTATCATTGGGTTCGCTATGTCTAAACAACCGACCAAATAAACACAAGTGGTTTCAAAATATGCCCCATCTCGCAATTTGAGCCAATTTAATCTGGTAACTCCTAGCTTTTTTTCTTCCTCCGTTTGATTTATCCCTATCATACCAGTCACATGAGCATATTTTCGTTTATCTTCAGAAAAATTCTTCCTTCGTATTAAATTGGAGTCATAAGAGGCGGCATCGGCTTGGGTGGCTGTTATCAAAAGGCAATGATAAATTTGTGATAAAGCTCGTAACTGCTTCCATGTTTCGTTTATACGGTCACGTCCTTCCATTCCGGGGTAGGACATATCTAAAATATCGGCATAATCTATTATAATTACATCAGGCACCCAATTTTCCTGCTCCCAATTTTCTAAAATACTACGAATAGAATTTACGGATAGGGTTGAATTAGGATGGGTTGATAATTTAAGATACGAATGCTTGCTTTTGATTTTCCTTTTCATAATCCTTTCACAAGCTTTCATAGCTATCTTAAAATCTAATTTTTCCTTGAATCTTCTTGTTTCAAACTCTATTTCTTTTTCACCATTACCATCTACAAAAATGGCTTTTGGGTATTCAATTGTTTTAGGAAATATCGGATGCCTTGCTGCTCGCACTAAAAACCGCCTCATTATTTGGTTTTGGCTCATATCTCCCGCCTCAAATAGAACCACCTTCTTTCGTTGCAACATTGCCTGCCATGCTATTTCCTGAAGAATAAAACTCTTGCCCCGGCCTTCAGAACCCATAAATGCTATAAAAGAATCTCGTTCAAATGAGTGTTGCAAAAACCTATTCAAAGCACCTGGAAATTCTATAATGGATTTTCTTTTGTTTCTTAAGGCTTCTTTTATTGCTATCTTGTCTTGAAGAACATCTATACCTTCACCTACCCCCATTTCAATTTGATTGAAAGATATCGTACGATTGATGGCTTTGGTTATTTCATTATTATCTAGGTCTCCTTGTAGGGATTCGATAAGCCGTTCTATTCTTACTTGATTAAAGTATTCACTTGCAATATCTATAATGTAATCACTGTTTGATTCTGTTTGAAGCTCTTCATATTCTTTTGATAATGAATCAAGAAAACGTTCCACCAATAATATGATTTGCTTATCCTTAGTTTCAGAAGCCCAAGATTCAAACAAACTTTCAATCTGATTCATAGGCACTTCTTCATATTTTCGATAAAAAGAGATACACCATTTAGCTACAATATTAGCCCATTTGCTTTTGAACATGTTTTGATGCCATTTAGAATTGATGCGTCCAAGAACATTTATGTCAACAATCATTCCTATTAAAATGAGTCGTTCTTTGTTGCTGTTTTTTTTCTCTATTCGCATTGCATTACTCCTATATTTGATTTAATCGACAATCGTATGTTTTACAATACGTTTTTTATACACAAGAGGAGCTTCGCCAGATTCGATATTTTCAATGTATCGGTTCATGGCATCTTCTATTCTAAGAAATTTACTGCAAAAACTTCCGGCTGAATATGATACAGGCACAAATCTTTCTCCAATATGATTTTCATACCAATTTAATACCTTGGCAATTCTTTGTTTTTTTATTCCAGATTTGACCCTTAATTTTGCAAAATGACAGGACCATTTTTGATGATTGATATTTATTTTTCTTTTAGCCCGTACTAACTTAAATAATTTCATGGCAAATCTTTTATCAATCATTTTAACAGATATATTTGTTTTATTAGTTATATTATTATTATACCCTAAGCATTTTTGCTTAACCCCCTTAGCATTTTTGCTAAACCCCCTTAGCATTTTTGCTAAGGGTTCATGAATATAAATTCTTCTTTTATTCTTATTTTTCATTTTACAAATTATAAAATGATTATCCTCCAAATTCTTAATCCATCTACTGATTGTTATAGTATGAACACCATACAATTTGGCGAAATAATTATTGGACGCCCAGCAATATCCTTCCTTATTACATAGTGCTGTTATTTCGCCATATAGTAATTTTGCATTTGGAGACAGGTTTTGACAATATCTGACAGGAGCAGGTATAACGGCATAATAAGACTTTTCATTTTTCATTTTTGATATCCCTTAAAAACCTACTGGAGATAGGTGTACAAAAGGACTAGGGAGTCCGGGAGGTGTCTCCAGTAGGTTCTATTTTGTCGAGTTGTTTCGTTTTGTTTGTACACCATTCCAGTATTGTAATAATGGATTTTGTTAATTGCAAGAAAAATAAATTATTCTAAAAGATTTTTTATTTTTTTAATTTCCTTTATACTGGCTGAAGCTGCGTCCTTTGCTTCTAATTGAAGATTGAAGGTATCCCCTGGAAAGACGGATAAGTCTGCACAAAGCCTTTCAGCCTGTTTTTGAGCAACGGGTTCATTATCAAAGCATATAATTCTTTTGGGATATTTTGTCATCCTAAACATTTGTTCGTTGGAGTAGTTGGTTCCCAAAGTTGCAACAGCCCCAGGTCCTATTCTCCAAACATCAAAAGGACCTTCCGTAATGATAATTGTTTTTCTAACAAAATCCTCTCCATATAGAATGTTTTTATGGGGTATAGATTCTTCTTTTGGGGAAGCACTTATGTATCTAGTGGTATTATTTGATTTTGAAATGGTCCGAGTAGTCCAACTGACTAACTGTTTATGATATATGATGGGAATGAAAATCCTCCATGATAATCTATTTGCTATTCCTATTCCTTTTATTTTCCAAAGGGATTCTAATTCTTGGGGGTTAAAATTTCTATCGTGTAAATACTTACGATGGGCTTTTAGCAGTTTGCCTATTCCTAATGGTGGTTTATATTGACCGTGAATTGGTTTTTTCTTTTTCTTTTTGGTGGGTTCTGTGTTTTTGAGAATGGATTTGCACTTTGCATATGATAATCCAGTTATTTCCATAAGGGTATCAATTAGACGATGATGACCACATCGCCAACAATTGAAATAATTTCCTTCTATTGAATATCCCATATGCCATTTGTGAGTATCTTTTCCACAAAAAGGACAATCAATATTTATCCATCCTTCACGACAGTGGTGATGTCCTTCTGTTTTATATGGTATATCAAAAGATGTTAAGATTTTGAGTAAGTCCATTTTATTTTTTATTTCTTTTTGATGTTATGAATACTTTTTTTAACTCGTTAAATGTGGTTAATTGGCTTTTCTTTTTGTCTCCATCCAAAGTGGAGTTGATTATTTTTTGTTTCTTTTGCAGGATTTTGCACAGCGATTCCTCAATTGAATCTTTTGCTATTAGATAATATATGTTGGTTGCTTTTTTTTGTCCTATTCTGTGAATTCGGTCTTCGGCTTGAGTATGATTTCCGGGCACAAAATCTAATTCAACAAAAGCTAATGAATCTGCTGCTGTTAATGTTATCCCCACACCGGCTGCTTTGATATTGCCTATAAAAATCCTTATGTGTGGATTGGTTTGAAAACTACGAACAATTTTTTTTCTATGTATGTTGGGTGTTTTGCCATCAATAATTACACTGATGTTTTTGTATTTATTATGAAGAGTTTTTATTATACTTTTGTGAATTGCAAACAATACTAATTTTCCGTCGGATTCTTTTAGGAAGTTATCAACCCAGGATATTACAGATTTCATTTTAAGATGAGCAGCCAATCTTTTTAAGTACCCCATTTTGACAAGTTGTTGAGCATTTGATGCTCGATTGGCTTTGGCAATTGATTTTTTTGATAACCACATTAAAAAATTATTCACTGCTTCATCATATTCGGCTCTTTCAATTTCAAATGGGACAGTGATTCTAATTTTATCTGGTAATTCTTTTAATACATCCTTTTTTAATCGACGTATCATCATAGTTGCTTTGAGATTTTTATGAAGCTCCTCTAAATGCGAAGCCCCGCTTATATCCCATCCCCAAGGAGTCCATTTACGATTACAGTATCGAATTGTGAATGTTAGTTTATCGTTGAAGAGGTCTGGTCTTACAAGTCGTAAGGTGTTCCATAGTTCAGCAGGTCTATTAGTTAAAGGTGTCCCGCTGATAGCTATGATGTATGGAATATCTTTTGCTAGGGATTTGACAGCTTTGGTTCGCTTTGCTTTGTGATTCTTAATATAATGGCACTCATCTACAAATAGTACCTTTGGTTTTAATTTTTTAAGGTGTTCTTTCCAGTACGGCAAAATATCATAATTGATGATTAGAAAAGAATGGTTGTATGCCCAATTTGATTTTGGTGGGGAGGTGCCGTTTAATACATCACATCTCGTATTCAAAATTTGGTTTGCAAAAGATTTCCATACCCATTTGAGAGTTGCTGGGCAAATAACTATTATGGGACGAAGTTTTGGGTGTCGTTTTGCCCATAGCAACGATTCTATTGATTTTCCCAATCCCATTTCATCTGCTAGCAGAACCCGTCCTTTGTATCGTTCCATTAGTCGTACGGCTTCTATTTGGTATTGTAGTTTTTTGAGTTTAGCCATTGTGAAACCTTATAAATTTTCAATTATTTATTATTCTTGTAATTTCTTCGAATGCTTTTTTTATTTGTGATTTGCTCCATCCTATAGTTTGTAAATAATCAAATAAGGTTTTTCGCATATGGCAAGGGTGCGGTCCAGGTTTTATTTTGGCTTTTTTTAGTTTATCAGTTGGATTCCAAATCAGTTTAATGATTGTTTTTGCATCTTCATGTAACCCGTCTAAAAATTCTAAAGCAGAAAAGGAATGGTTTTTTTTGTCTTCAATGATGATTTTCTTGATGGTATGATTATCTTCTATGCTTAAGATATTTTGTGGAATTTGTTTATTTTGAATTTGGAGTTCTTCTAATAGGCTATACCATATGCAATGGTATAGCCATGTAGGAAAGGATGCTTTGGATTTATTGTATTTTTTGTAGGTGGATACAAATGATAAATTGGCTATGGCTTTCCATTCTTCGATATCTCCTCCGTACTTTTGGTAAAATTTCCAGACAATTTTGTTTATTAAATTTTCCGTATCATAATAGGTTTTGGTTATTGCGTTTTCCATGATTTTCCTCCCTTTCATTTGAATTTAGGAAATTTAGAATTTTTTCGAGGTTAGCTGCGGATATTTCGGACTGTCCCCGCAAATATCGATAAATGGTTTCTTGATGAATATCGGTTTTTCGGGCTAGTTTGGCTATACTTATTTTTCTCCTTTCCATAAGTATTTTAATTTGATTTCTAAAATTATATGAGTTTGTCATTTTTTCTCCTTTCAATTGAAGGTTCTTACAAATCGGTTTCTCATCATTTGGAATGTTTTGGTTTTGATGGAATTATCGGTTTTGACTATTTCGATACAATGAAGCATTATATCTTTTTGGGTCAACGGTGATTTTCTTATAGGTCGTTTGTTTTTCATTTTTGAATCCTTTCTATGATATTGTAGTGATTGATTTTTTACTTCACTGAATTAAGCGGTTTCTGATTGCTCTTGGGTTACCTCCGATGATTTTGATGAATTGTTTTATTTCTTCCCTACTAAATTTGCCTTTGATTGATGTAATTCCGAAAAAGTCTTCCTGTTCGTTGAGGAGAGAAAAACTTAATCCATAAGCCCTATTTTGTCCATATTCAAATTTATTTTTTCTGAAAGGCATAGTTTTTAGCTCAACGCCGAGGGCATCAGAAAGGTCCTCGTGAAATTTTACTCTTTCCGCTTTTTTGGCTGCTTGCTGTTGCTCTTGGATGGAAATGGCTTCTGATTTTTGGTATCCTTCATCAAATGCATCTTTAATCCTTTTAAGTACCCCATCAACGTATTTTGATTTTGTTTTTTTCCCGGTACAGTAAAGGCCTCGAGGATAATACGTTTGAGTTGAGGGTTTGTAGAGATGTATGCCGCATCGGTATTCCTTGAATAACCATGTGACAAGAACTTGTATTTTAACATTTTTGTATATTTCAGTTAATTGTAATTGTGTGTTGAGGACTCCGTTTTTTTCAAAGACGATTTTTGCTTGGTCGATAGGGTTGCTTTTTTGGGTGTTGGGGTGCCTTATTTGATTCCCAATGCCTAATTGGATATCGCCTTTGAACCAACTCTGTTTTTGAATCTCTCGTGCCATAATTACTAATGGATTAGTGTCCCATAAATGTTGTTTAGATGCTCTTTCTTCATCTGAATACCAAATTAACTTTCTTCTTTTTGTTTTTTTCGATGACATGTTGTTCTCCTTTTGTTTTTAGAATTACTTGAAATTGACGGTTATGCCGAACGGTGCTTTTCTATTTTTTTCTGTAGCTAACCACATAGTAGGATATGGGGGGGTTTGATTTGGAAATTGACCGTACATATCAGTGAAATAAATCAAACACGACGGTGGCTCTTCATATTTTTCAATATGGTCAAATACAGGTCGGAAATCTGTACCTCCCCCGCCTTTGGGATTCATTTTCAGTGGCATATCTGTTCTCGTAAACACTTCTTTCTTTTGGATTTTGGCATCACAATATATCACTTCGATAGTGGTGTCGTAGCTTTCTAAAACATTGGAAGCTTCGGTAGCAAACTTTGTCAATGCTTTATTGTTAATACTGCCCGACGTGTCTATTGCAATGATTATTTTAGGGAGAGATTCACTGATTAAACTTGGCAGCACCAAATCTCGATATAGATATCTTCTTGATGGCTTTGCCCAATTATAATCATTCCTGGCATTATGTTCTACAAAATCCCTAAGCAAAATATGCCAGGGCACTTCAGGATTTAGAAATTTTTGAATTTGTCTTTTAACGTTGTCGGGCAAACTGCCTTTGCTTATTTGGACAGCTTGGTTTACTGCTGCTTGCCATTTCGCTTTTATTTCTTTTTCTTGTTGTTTATTTTCTGCGGGTAGGACTGCTCCGCATTTACCAGGGTCGGATTTATTTGAGGAATTTTGATTTTGGCTTTGGCCTTGATTTTGGTCTTCCAGCAAACTGTAAATTTCTTCAGCAGATAAATCTGCATATTCATTATTTACTAATACTCCATCAGGCAAGGTAAAACCTGTGGTAATCAAGCTATGGTTGATGGCATAATCTGCTGCTATATTCCATTTTTGATGGTCTCGATTACCTTGTCTCCAAATATGACCCAATGCCGAATGCATAACCTCGTGGGCTAACACACCCAACATTTCCTTAATGGATAATTTGTCAACATATTTAGAGTTATATTGCAGTGTTTGTCCGTCGGTTGCCATCGTTTCAAACGAGTTGTCTTCGACCAAATCCAAACGAAGTGCCAAGCTGCCGAAGAAAGGATGGTCTAAAATGAGTATCGAACGGGCTCTTAAAATTTTATCTACAGCATTCATTGCAATCTCCTTTACAGTAAGGCATCTTGATGTTTGGATGCCCAATTTATGAAACTTCTTGTATTTTGGATTTTAGGTTCTTTGCGAAGCATGTCCCGTACCAACAATATATTAAAATCAATTGGTAACCTGTTTGCATACTTGAATATGCGGTCAGCATTATTTTCTGTGGCTTTTTCGGTCAATGCTGCTACTATTGCATATACTGATGCTGGGTCGGTGGGGACAACAACATCTTCTGGGTCTAATAATATGGCTTCGATGCTTGGTAGGTCTTTATAAATTTTTAGGAAGCCTGTGAGTTCTGCTGCACATCCTTCACCTACCGCTCCTGCTATCGTTTCGATATCAGTTAGACCTGCTTTAATCAATTCACCTACGGCTGCCATTGTTCTTGGGCAGGGATGGTTTACAATATCGGCTGTGGTCTCTTCAGTATTAAGCAGAGCGGGGCGAAAATGAATGAATCCTATAACTTCCGTCGGTACGTCGTTTTGGAAGGCCCATTCAATCCAATCGTCGGCATTTGTTGTTAATTCTAGTATTGTGGCAAATCTACTTTTGACCGGTTCCAAAATACCTGTAACCCCCGCTCTATCTTGTCTTCTGTTAGTGGCTGCGACAAATACAATTTTATCGCTGATTTTGTGGCCATTAACTCGACGTGCCAGAATCAATTGCATACAGGCTGCTTGGACTACCGCAGGTGCTTGTCCTAAGTCATCTAAAAAAGCAATGGTTGCTTTTTTAGCATCAATCAGTTTTCGCAAATCTCCAAAAGGTAGGAATTCGGCTTTGCCATTTACTATTCCAGGCAAACCCTTGAAGTCCGTTGGGTCTGATACGACTGGGTGGCTTATGATTAAATCCATATCCAACTCCTCGGCCACTTGGGATACAATATCGCTCTTTCCAATTCCAGGTGCACCTTTGATTAAGACAGGTAAACCAGCTGCTGTTGTTTTTAATAATGCTTTTTTCAATTCTTTTGGTGACATGGTGCTCTCCTTAAAAATAAAGTTTCATTTTATTTTGACAATGAACATGGTCGGGTCCTTGTAGGGCCCTCCCATGTTTACTGTCAGATTTTGTAACCTTCCAGTTTTTTAAGAATGGCTTTAGCTGTTTTTGCAGCTTTTGTCCTATCGGCTTTATTTTTACGCAAGTCCTCGGCTTTAAGGTTTGCAAGTGTTTTGAGAACTTGCTTTCTTATGGATTCGAGTTGTTCGTCATTGGTTAGGTTGAGTTTTGGGATTAAGATGCAGAAATCTTTTAGGTTGTTTATTAAGCTATCCCTGAAAATCTTTTCGGGTTTACCCAATGTGGTTTGTATTTTTTCAATCAGTTTTGCAAATTGATTCCACAAACTAGACATGGCTTCTTCAATGATATGGTTGATATTTGTTTTCATTTGGTTACAGACATCTTTTTTGTCTTCTTCGGATAGTTCTACCCTAAAATCAGCAACGTCAGGCAAGGGGTATATTTCTTGACGTATTCCGAATTTGCCCTTAACTTCATTGAGTGTGGGAAGCGACTTATGGTCCAGTAGTTTTCCTAATCGTTTGCGAGCATTTTGTCGTATCTCTGGGTATTCTCTTAGGAAATCATTTACTGCTTCATTAAACGATTCTTTTTCTTTTCGCATTGCTTTGGTGTATGTTAAGAACATTGCTGAGGGAAGAATGCGAGTCCCCCCGTCTTTCCAGGGTAAAGTGAATTTATTATGAGCAGTTTTGCAACGAGTGTAAGCGGTGTTGATTTTTCGCATGGATGTTCTTGGGATAAGATAGGTCCACCAAGCACCGCTATCCTTTTCAGCATTTTTTTCATTGGTGACTTCGTCTGATACAAAGCTGTCTTTTGTTCTTCCTGTCCAGACAGAGAAAGACAGATGAGTAAGCATTGCTTTTTCGCTTAATTTTTTTGTTTTTTTTGACATGGTTCTGTCCTTTCCAAAAAGTTTTACTTAATCTTTATAAATTCAATTCTTTAATTTTAGTTTGGTATTCTTCTTCTGTTAACTGCACGTTGCAAATCAAATATCGCCCCTTTTTAAGCCCAACTGAGTGCGAGCAGTCTGAGCAGTCTGAGCATTCTAAGCAGTCCGAGCAGTTTGAGCAGTATGAACAATCTGAGCAGTGTGAGCAGTATGAGCAGTCCGAACAGTATGAGCAGTATGAGCAGTATGAGCAGCGTGAGCAGTATGAGCAGTTCGAGCAATTATCATTGATTTCACCTTTTAATAATTCTCTTCTTGCCTCATGTAATTCCTGTTTAGTCATCTTCAGTATTGTTTCTTTTGTGTAGTTTTCCATTTTACGTTGCTCCTTAATAAAAGTTAAAATATTATACCCATTGGAGTACATCTGCGAGGGTCCAAAAGATTTTGGTGATGTCAGTGTAACGGCATTCGAGTCCTATATTGCCATCACTGTATAGTATTGTACTATATCCTTCTGCTGGTCTTTTGGTTTCGATGATTTTTTTTGCCTGTTTGATTTCTTTTGTTGTCATTTTTGGGCTCCTTAATTCTTTTTACTTTATGAATTTTTTGAGTTCTACCTAAATAAAGTATATACTATTCATCGTACAATGCCAAGTATTTTCTTTAATTTTTTCCAATTTTTTTTGAAATCGTGAATTTTGGGCTAAAAATGGGCATTTTTGGGAGGAAAAAATGGGTGGAATATATGTATTTTTGGTTGATTTTGGATAAGGATTTTTGATTGGTATTGGGTAATACTTGTTTGGGATTGGAGATTATGTTATATGTATATTTATGGAACTTGAAGGGTTGTCATAATGGTGATTATTTGAGAGGTTTTGGATAGTTGTAAAAAGGAGAAAAGATGTCAAGAAGAACCGTATGGAAAGATAGTATGTATGTTACTGCTTATACGTTAGCCAAAAGTGGATTGAAAGAATCACAAATGGCCCAAGCTCTTGGTATTTCTCTTGCTACGTTTCATTCGTGGGAGAAGAAGAAAAAAGATTTTGCCGATGCTATAAAAAAAGGTCGGAAAGAATATAGAGGACGGAATAATAAAACAGCTAGTTTTGGGGATTATGTTTACAAGCGATTGCCAAGAGAGTTGAGGTTGGTTTGGAATAGAATTTGTAAGTTGGATGAACAAAAAGGGGGCTTGGAAAAAATAGAAGCAATTTTGGATAAAAAGGGCAAACGGGTCCGACAGCAGCTATTTCTTCATGCATGGATATCTGGCAATTTTTCTATTTCTGAAGCTTTACGGAAAGTAAACATTAGTCGAACAACTCTTGAAAATTGGAAAAAGCAGGACCCGGAGTTTGCCAAATTGGTTAAACAAATACCGTGGTATCGAAAGAACTTTTTTGAGGATGCTTTATCCAGACTTGTAGCAGGGGGAGATTCATCGGCTATAATTTTTGTGAACAAAACTTATAATAGAGATAGGGGGTATAATGAAAAAGTAGAAATTGATATGAATATGTCAGGTGAATTGATACAAAATGTTATGAGTGTTGATATGCTGAAACTTCCTCTGGAGACAAGGAAGGAGATACTAAAATCGATACGAAAGAACAAATCAAATTAGAAGATATGGTGTTTGATGAGTATGATGTTTTGGGGAGCATTGTGAGGGAGGATTTTTATGAATTTGTGAAGGAATTTTGGGAAGTAATTATTCCAGAAAAGTTTATACCAAATTGGCATATTAAGTATTTATGCGACGAACTTCAGTATATTGCTGAACTGGTATTTGCAAATAAACCCAAAGAATACGATTTAATCATAAACATAAGTCCCGGTAGTACAAAGTCAACTATTTGCTCCATTATGTTTCACCCTTGGATATGGACACGAATGCCGACTGCTAGAATAATAGGAGGAAGTTATGCTCATAACTTGTCTATGGATTTATCGAGGAGAGGACGGGATATAATTAAGAGCGAAAAGTACCAAAAGGTTTTTCCGGAAATCAAATTAAGGGATGACCAAGACACCAAATCTTATTTCATGAATACTAAAGGGGGAAGTCGGTACGCAGTAGGAGTGGGGGGAAGTGTAACGGGATTGCATGGACACTTTTTAATTATTGATGACCCGCTTGACCCAAACAAAGCCATATCAGAAGCAGAACTTGCTACGGCTAATAGATGGATGGCGGAAACATTACCCACACGAAAAATAAATAAAACAGTAGTGCCTATCATACTGATAATGCAGCGACTCCACCAGAACGATTGTACCGCTAATATGATAGAACAAATCAAAAACACTCAAAAAATGGACGGGGGTCCTTTGAAATTAAAGCATATTTGTCTTCCTGCGGAACTAACAAAAAGGGTTAAACCAAAGATATTAGCTACCTATTACAAAAATGGATTGATGGACCCTGTGCGATTGCCCAAAACAGTATTAAACGAAAACAGAGCGGTTTTAGGGGAGTATGGGTATGCAGGACAGTTTTTACAATGGCCTGTCCCGCTCGGAGGAGGTATGTTTAAGACTGTTAAAATCAAGATAGAAGAAGATTTTCCTGTTAAGATGACATGGGTTCAAAGAGTTCGGTTTTGGGATAAAGCGGGAACGGAAGGGGGTACAGGTGCATTTACTGTAGGTCTTTTGATGGGATTGGATTGTTATAAAAGATTTTGGGTTTTGGATGTTATACGGGTTCGATTGGATTCTTCTGCTCGTGAAGAATTGATAAAACAAACCGCGATATCAGACAGTAAAGATGTTATAATAGGAATTGAACAGGAGCCAGGGAGCGGAGGAAAAGAAAGTGCCGAAAATACAGTTAGGAATTTAGCTGGGTGGAGAGTTCGTGTAGATAAACCAAGTGGTTCTAATTCGTCTAAGGAGTTAAGAGCTGACCCGTATTCCGTTCAGGTTAATAATGGAAATGTGATATTGCGAAGGGGGGATTGGAATGCGAATTATTTGAGTGAGTTGAGTTTCTTTCCGTACTCTAAATATAAAGACCAAGTAGATGCATCAAGCGGTGCATTTAATATGTTAACTGCAAGAAAGAAAAGGGCTGGTAGTTTATTTAGGAAGGATTGAGGAATGGATAAAAAACAAATAAAGATTGTTTTGATAGAAACATTCAAAGGGGAGAAATATGTTTTGAGGTTGGATAAAGAATATGAAAAGGCCTTGTTGAAATTGCTTAGAAATTTGTTCAAGGAAGCTCCTTTAGGCTCGCTTGCTCATGTTTCTATTCGTAATATGAAAGAAGAGGAATACAAAACAATACCGGCTTCGGCGGCTTTTATGAAATAAATGAAAGGAATGAAAATGGCTAAAAGAACAAAACCCTCAATAAGTGAGAATCAGCATACTCAAAAAGAAATTATAAATTCTGTGGTAACTAATGCTCATTTGCTGCGAAGTGAACTGTTGACAAAATTGCTCAATCCAGGCAAGGACATCAATTTTGAATGTGGGTATCCCGATACTATTTCTGTCACGGATTATAAAAAGTTATATACAAGGAATGGAGTGGCTAAGAGGGTAGTGAGGATATTGCCGGAGGAAACCTGGGCATTACTTCCTGCCATAGTAGAAACAGAAAGAGCTGTTGAAACGGATTTTGAAAAGGAATGGAATGCTCTTCAAAAAGAACGAAATGTTTTTCATTATTTACAAAGGATAGATATTATAAGTGGTATTGGAGAGTTTGGGGTATTGTTGTTAGGGATAGATGACGGGAAGGAATTGAGTGAACCTGTAGATGGCATAAATGAAATCACAGGTGAAAAGGTAGGTAAAAATGAGTATAAACTTATTTATCTAAAACCTTTCGACCAGACGGCTGTTAAAATCAAAACGAAAGAAACAAATATATCCAGTCCGCGATATGGTTACCCTACATCTTACACTATTAACTTTGAAGGTTCGGATACATCTAGCACAAAAACGGTTAAAACGGTTCATTGGACAAGAATTCTTCACGTGGCGGATAGCAGAGAAGTAAGTGAGATTTACGGATGCCCGAGAATGGAGCCTGTTTATAATCGTTTGCTTGATATTAGAAAAATACTAGGTGGTAGTGGTGAGATGTTTTGGAAAGGTGGGTTTCCTGGTTTGAGTTTTGAAACCCAACCAGATGTAGAAAGATTGACCACAGAAGATAAAGAAACCATCAAAGACCAAATGGAATTATACTTGGCAGGAATGCAACGATATTTGGCTATGGAAGGTTTAACGGTTAAATCGTTGACCCCCCAAGTATCTAGTCCTAAAGACCATGTAGAAATTAACATGAGGAATATAGCTATTAGTCTTGGTATCCCTTATCGTATCTTTTTGGGTACGGAAGAAGCAAAACTAGCAAGTACCCAGGATGTGAAGACGTGGAATAAACGGTTGTCCCAAAGACAGGAGAATTATGTTAGCCCATATATCATTAGACCTTTTGTTGATAGAATGATTGTATTTGGGGTGTTGCCCGAAAGGGATTATAATATAATTTGGCCGGATTTGAATGCTCCTACGGATGAAGATAAAGCGGTTGTGGCAAGAACGTTAACAGAAGCAATGTCTAAATATGTCGGGGCAGGGGTAGATACGTTAATACCTCCGTTGGAATTTCTTACTATGGTTCTTGGTTTTTCACAGAAGGAAGCAGAGTCTGTTCAAGCCGCTGCTTTATCTTATACCAATGAAGATGAGGAAGGTGAAATAGAGGTGGAAGAGAATGAAGAAGAATAAACAGGTTGTTCCTAAATCATTAAAAAGACGGGCAATGATGTTGATAAGCCTTGCGTCTGAAACGGCGAGATGGGCAAGGATGGGCTTTAAGACGAGAACGGCAGAAGAGCAGGAAAAAGTGATATCTATATGTGAAAAATGTGAATTTTACAGTGATGTTCGTAAACTTCCTGAAAAGGTATCGTGTCGGAGTTGTTTTAGTCATTTATTAGGACCGAGATGTACCAAATGTGGTTGTTGTATGAAAATTAAAAAGATGTGGATAACTGCTCATTGTCCTATAGATAAATGGTGAATATGATGACTAATATATTGAGAAGAGACCCAACTCGTACAACCATGCTTCGTAAGAAGTTTATGGCAGATATGACCAGACGATTTAAGAAGCTGAGCAAAGCTATTCAGGTTCTTGTCGTAGATGATGATGTGTTTGGTTTGGAAGGTCCTGCCATATTGCAAGCTAGACAGGCGTGGCGATTTAGGACAGATGCCAAAAAGGTAAAAGCATTTCGAGCATGGTTGCAACAACAAGTTGATGCAGGTATTTTGTCCCCTGTAGGGGGTGTAGCCGGGAAACCGTGGACTGCTCCCTACATTGAATCTGCTTATAAAAAAGGAATGTTAAGGGCTTATACGGATTTGAGAGCGGCAGAATTGGCTAATCACCCTTCTCTTTTTGAGGGGGGACAGGCGGAATTTATCAGGACTGCATTTGGTCAGCCGGAAGCCTTGCACAAAATAGAGTTGTTATATGAAAGGGCTTTTGATGAATTGAAAGGCGTAACGGCTGCTATGGGTCAGCAAATGAGTAGGGTTTTGGCTGATGGACTAGCACACGGAAGAGGGCCGAAAAAGATTGCCTATGAGTTGAGAAAAACAGTTACCAAAATAAATAAAACAAGAGCTAATGTAATAGCAAGGACGGAGATAATAAGGGCTCATGCAGAAGGGCAGTTAGATTCCTATGAGGTTTTGGGGGTAAAGGAAGTAGGGGTGATGGCAGAATGGAGTACAGCAGGTGATGAAAGAGTTTGTGAACAGTGTTCCGATTTGGAAGGTTCTGTTATGACCATAGAGGAAGCACGGGGAATGATTCCCCTTCATCCAAATTGTAGATGTACATGGATACCCGCAAATGTGGGAGAAAAGAAGAAAGGACAATTATGGAGTAAAAAGGCCAAAGCTGTGAGTAGGAAACCTAGGTCTAAGCCCAAATCTAAATTGTAGAAGAAAAATAATATTTTATGAGCAGATTTCTGCCTAAAACGACAATAATATAATGTAGGGGTTTTGAAATGACATGGTGCTGGTGGCAGAGGGATAAATGGAAATATACTCCTAAATTCCTCTGCCACATTATAAATGAAAGGAAGTAAAAATGAAAAAGATTTTTGGGATGAGTATTGTTGCCGTTATTTTGGTTGCCTCTGTTTTGTGGGCCGGTCTTCCTTCTAAAAATATGTATCAGGAGGCTTTGGCTCGATTGAAGCTAGAAAATGAATTAGCAAGAAGACAGATAGCTACAAGCAGAATTGTAGAACCCGGTTCGGGGGAAGAAGAAGTTTCAAAAAAAGGGAACATAACAGGACGACGGGCATCTACTCAATTACAAATGAAATATGATGTTTTTGGACGTCCTTATGTTATGCCCGTATCTGAAGGTAGGACACGTAGGGAAAGAGCAGAAGATAAGACTTTATCAACCATACGGAATTATCGGTTAAAAATCAAACTGTTGGAGGATAGAATAAAACGGATAAAAATATTATGCGATATGTATGAAATAGATATTTCCGTTACTGAAAATGAAAAGGTTTGGGATAAGTATATAGCAAGCCTGCCTGTTGTTGATAGCAACAGTATGCAGGAATAAATAAGTTTGTTGCATAATTTATTTTTCATCACTCTCCTCCTACATGACCTCAGTGATAGGTCGGGGTCATGTTTATTGAAAAATAAATTTGGGGACCAAAGGAACTGATAAAGAATTATACAGGAATGAATAAAATGGGAAAGCCGGATGAATGCTGTGAAGTAAGAAATTGCGAAGCCGTGTCTTCCCTTGTTTATTCTGCAAGCAAAAGCAGGCGTCAACGTGGGGTGTGTGCATTACATTGGCGATTACATTGTGATGGTGTTATAAACTTGAAAAATAAAAAGACTTATAAAAACCGGCGGTAAGACCATGGTGAATACTTTTGAGAGTAATATGTATGAGCTATCGGAAGCTGGAGTAGTCTCTGAAAAACGCCTGCAGCGTTCTTATTCGCCGGTTTTATTTATTTGACATTACACATGGTGTGCTCCAAAAACCGACCCAGCCGGTGGTGGTCGGACGTTCAAAAACACCGGCCTTTTATTTATATTCAAATTTTTTTTCATTTCTTTTTTCTCTTGTTTTACATATATTCAAAATAGGTAACCCTTTATTTCCTCATACTTTATCTTCACTTCAATATAAATTCATTTTTACACTCTTTTTACTTCCTTTTAATTCGTATCTGAAAAAATTTTTTGGTTTTTGAAAATTATCACGTATATTATCTGTGAAAAGGAAAAAAGAAATGCCGGTTCAAAGATGTGTAAAAGATGGTAAATTAGGATGGAGATGGGGTAAAAGTGGTAAATGCTACACAGGCAGAGGGGCAAAAGCGAAGGCAGAAAAACAAGGGGTTGCTATTAAAGCATCTGGGTACCAAGAACACAACGGTGCGAATATAGGGAGAAATAAAATGGTATTGCAAAAGATTACCACTAATTTTACAGGAGTAACTAGAAATGACACTATGGAAGGGAAAGATTATTTGGTAGCCCCTATGATTATGATAGTAGAGGGTGTTCATGAAGGAAGTAATGGCCCCCTTTATTATCCTGCCGAAGAGCTTTCAAAAACTCCAGCCGTATGGAATACCAAACCTATTGTTGTTTATCATCCACAGGCAAATGGAAAGGGAATTAGTGCTTGTGACCCTGATATTTTGACCAATAGAAAAGTGGGAATCATAATGAATACCACTTTTGAGGATGGTAAATTAAAAGCAGAAGCTTGGCTTGATATTGACAGAATAAATAAGGTGGATAAGAGAATTGCTGATGCGGTTGAAAACAATGAAATGATGGAGTTATCAACAGGGCTGTTTACTGATAATGAAGGTGTAGAGGGAGAATGGAATGGCGAACATTATATTGCCATTGCAAGAAATTATAGACCAGATCACCTTGCTCTTTTGCCCGACTTGGTAGGGGCTTGTAGTATTGAAGATGGGGCTGGTTTTTTGCGTTTGAACGAGGTTAAAAGTGGTCTTACTTTAGAGGTGAATGAGGTAACCGAGAAAGCACGAAAATATATTTTGAACAATAATAAAAGATTTACGGGGAAATTTCTCCGTTATCTTAACTCCGTTGTTTCCAATGAAATAAGTTTTGATGATACCCGACGGAGACTTCAATCTATTGTGAATGAGAAGTTTGAGGATGATGATTATGTTTATATTGAAGAAGTGTTTGATGACTATTTTGTTTATGAAAGAGGGGGTAAATTATATCGACAAAATTATGATGATGTAAATGGTTCTCTTGTACTTAAGGGAATTCCTGTTGTTGTTGTAAAGGATACCAATTATATTCCGGTTAAGTTAGAAAGGTTAAAGCAAATGGAAAAAGAAAAGGTTGTAGATGCTCTTATTGCGAATAAGAGTACAAAATGGACTGAGGATGATAAGGAAGCCTTGATGGAATTTGATGAGGATGTCCTTGATAAATTCATTCCAGTGGAAAATGAAGAAGATGATAAGGATGGCGAAGGGGGCAAAACGGCAGTTCAAGAGATTGTCGAGAAAGGCACAGAAGAGACAGTGGTCCCCTCAAAGGAGGAAAAAGAAGAGAAGGAAGAGGTTGTGGAGAACATGTCGGCAGAGGATTATATCAGTAAAAAAGTTCCAGACGAACTAAAAGACGTATTCCGAAGCGGATTAGCTTCTCATAATGCAACCAAAAATAGATTGATTGATGTTATTGTATCAAATGAGAAGAATACTTTTACTAAGGAACAGCTGGCTTCCAAGAAGTTAGACGAGTTAAAATCGATTGCTTCGCTTGCTGTAAACACAGATGAGCGGGAGAATGGGATAGAAACCCTCAACTATGGGGGACAAGGGGACCCGATTTGTGGCGATGTGACGGAGAAGCCGTTGGACCTTCCTACATTGAATTTTACGGGCTAATGAAAAAGGGTTAATTTATAATTGAATTTGATTAAAATAAGGTTTAATGAAAGGAATAAAAAATGGCAACATATCCAAATAGGATTCATAGGAAAGGTGATTTCGCACATGAAGAAATGGTAGCGAACGAAGCGGGCATTTACCCAGGAATGCTCCTTAAGATGGACGCCAATGGGGAAGTGGGGAGGCATGATGATAAAGGAGGTGCTTTGGGGGATGAAGTGCTAATCGCCGAGGAAGATGCTTTGCAAGGAAATACGGTAGATACTGTGTATGCTGATGAGAGTATTGTTAGCGTTATTATTCCCCAAAGAGGTACTGTGGTTCGAATGCTTCTTGCGGAGGACGAAGTTCTTACTGTTGGCGAAAAGGTATGCAGTGCTGGAAATGGTTGTATTAGGTCTGTGGATGACATAGACAGCCCCAGTGAAGTATTGCATGTTATTGGAGTTGCTGAAGAGGCGAAAGATTTGGCGAGTGGTGCGGGTAATGCTTTAGTTGATATCCGTATTGTTTAAGATTACGGGAAGTGGGTGTAAATTAGTTGAAATAGGTTTAATGAAAGGATATGAAAATGGATTTTATTTTGAATGGAAGAGCATCAGGGGATGTAGCGTCAAAGCTACTTCAATGTAATTTTGATGCTCGTGCTTTACGCCCTTACATTGGTGAGGATAATAGGTCGTATATCACCGTGAATCGAGGCGGTTCACTAAAAGCGGTTCCTGTGCAAAATACGACTGCTACATTGCGTAAGGACGATTGGAAGATATTGGATGATGCAATAGTCAAAGTTGCCAAGCCTCGTTTGAAAGCTGTTGGTGATTTGCGAGCGGCTGGTCTTACCTTTAATATCCCAAACGGAATGGGCAAGACAGTATTAGAAACGGAAACAGTAAGTGATATTGGTCCGGCCAGTGTAAGTATGGACGGACTGCGAAGGAATGCAAATGATAGGCCGGTGTTTGAGCTTGGTAATTTGCCCCTGCCTATTATCCACAAAGATTTCCAATTCAGTGCTCGTCAACTAATGGCAAGTCGTAATGGCGGGTCACCTTTAGACACCACTATGGCAGAGCTTGCAGCACGAAGAGTGGCAGAAGAAGCAGAGAAATTGTTGTTGGGCGTCAGTACAGAAGCCGATCAGTTCAAGTACGGCGGTAGTGCCAGTGTCATATATGGTTATACTGATTTGCCGTGTGCTATAACGTCAGAAACATTGACTTGCCCAACTAATAGTGGTTGGACAGGGGAAACTTTCTTGGGTGAAATTCTTTCGATGATAGTGGCTTTGTATAATGCTCACCATTATGGACCCTATATGTTATATTGTGCTCCTTCTTGGGACCAATACCTAGACGATGATTTTAAGGCTGCTTCAGATAAGACACTTCGTAATCGAGTAAAAGAAGTTAGTTCCATTATTGATGTTAGAACTTTGGACTATTTGAGCGATTACGATATTGTTTTGGTTCAAATGACATCGGATGTTGTTCGTGAGGTTATAGGTATGGATATAACGACTGTGGAGTGGGATTCCAATGGTGGGCTTCAAAAGAATTTCAAAGTAATGGCTATTCTTGTTCCTCAGCTTCGTTGTGATATGGATGACCAGAGCGGTATTTGTTATGCTTCTTGCTCCTAATTAAAATGGTGCTTTAATTGGATTTAATTTTGGAAAGGATATGAAATGTTATTCAAAGTAAAAAGAGGTACACATTACAAAGGTGGTGTGGTTTATAAAAAAGGAGATTTGGTAGATACTTCTATAGACCTTGTTGCTCGTTTTGGTAAGGCAAAGTTTGAGAGAGATTTTAAGGCAGAAGGGGCGACTGGGGGGCCTATAAGCGGTACCAAGCCCGCCATACCGACCTCAACAAATGAAAGTAGGACGGTAAAGGCTGTTACAAAACCTTTACCTCCTTCTCCTTATGGAAAAGATGTTACCTCTAATTTTCCAACTGCTAAAGATGTGGATGTAACAATTTTTGAAAGGGCAAAATGGCATACAGTGGTGGACAATACAGACGGTGAGGTTCTTAATGAGAAGAAACTTCGTGAGAAGGATGTAGGGGCATTTCTTGAGCAGTATTTGAGTAACGAAGATATAGAAGAGGAAGAAGACATAGACGAAGAAGAGGATGTATATGAGGAATAGACAATGCCTAAATGGATTCCGGAAAAGGTATGGGAAGGCCAAGATGCATTTATCATAGGCGGTGGGAATTCGTTGGAGTCCTTTAATTGGGATGTTCTTAGAAACGAAAATACAATAGGATGTAACGATGCTTTTAAGCTTGGTAGAGAGATTTGCAAGATTTGCGTTTTTGGGGATATCAATTGGTTTAAGGCTTTTGAACGGGAATTAGCTCGTTATAAGGGAATCGTTTTTACGAATTCTACCCAACTACAGAATTCCTCTATTCCGTGGCTTTGGGTTATGCAACGACAGGCAAGGGGATTACATCATAATGCTTTAGGATGGAATGGAAATACAGGAGCGGTAGCTATCAATTTAGCTCTTCTTCTTGGTGTTAAACGGATTTTTTTGCTTGGTTTTGATATGCATCTTTCCAAAGATTCTAAAGCTAATTGGCATCCAAATAAATTAGATAAACCAAATAAAAATATTTACCCTAAATTTTTGATAGGGTTCAAAAAGATGGCTGATGATTTACAACCAAAATTTCCAGGCGTTGAGATAATAAACATCACAGATGACAGTTCTTTGGATTTGTTTCCAAAAATAGGGGTAAAAGAATTTTGGGAGGATAGAAAAAATGATAAGATTAAATAATATGGTGTTTGTAGGTTTTGTTTTGATTTTGTCCAGTCTTGTTCTTTTTTGTGGATGTGTATGTAGCCATGTAAAGGCAACAGACCCGAATAGTGGAATCTTTTTTGAGGTGGGATACAATAGATTATTTCATCAAGAAATTGAGAACCTTACATTCAAAACCCCGTCCGGTTGGAAGTTTGGTTTTGAAAAACAAAAATCTCCATTTGAATTGGGTGTAGAATTTGGAGAGCTTAAAGCAAAAATAGGAAATTCTGAAGAATGAAAATTTTTCGTATAGGTTTCTATAAGGCAAAATTAGGTGACGGTAAATTTATTGATGACGGTATTTCAGTTTATACCACATTGGTGAATGCTGTTGGGTTGTTATGCATTTTCCAATTCAAAATGGCAAGGCAAATCATCAAACGTCGGTACAGTCATGTTGAAGTTTGGTGGAAAGAAAATGATGATGAACCGTGGTTCGATGAAAATGGAAATGCGTTGGGTTGGATGTTTACAAGCACAATGAGACAAGGTATGTCTGGAACTGTTATAAGATTAGCTCGCGATGTTTTGACGCACCTAGACCGTTGGGATGTTATGGAGATAAAAGTACAAGACGCATCATATTGGAATGCTCTTGCTTGGGCCCATAGACAGGTAAAAGAAAATAAAGGGTATAATATAGGAACGATTTTGAATTTTTTTAATCCGTTTCGTTCAATTAAAAAACCGAAGCATGGCGAAAAGAATATTTGCTCCGTCGTGGTTCAGGGATTTTGTTGGTCAGCGGGTATTTTTAAGAATTGGATTATTTGGTCACCAATAAAGTTATGGTGGAAGATGAATAAATTGGGTTATGTTACCTTTAGTTTGTAGAGGATATTATGGCTCGAACCAATTCAGATTTGGTAGAAGGGATTATAGAAGTGGATTTGGCTTCCGGTGCACTTTTGGACCCTTTCATTTCTGTAGCCAATGCCTTGGTTACCCAGTGCTGTACAAACTTGACCACTGAATATACAGATACATATCTTGTTGAAATAGAAACTTGGTTAGCTGCTCATTTTTATACTGTTCGAGATATGCGAGCGGAAAGCGAAAAGGCTGGACCCGTATCCGAAAAGAAGCAGTCTAAAGTTGATTTGGGACTAGCTACCTCCCATTATGGACAACACGCAATGCTTTTGGATTATCAGGGAGGATTGGCGAGATTGAATAGAAGAATAAAGAAAGGGATGCGCGTTCCAAGTCTTTCTTGGTTAGGGAAAGAAGAAGATGAGTTGTAAAATATGTTAAATGAGAGGAAATAATATGGCACTTTCTGATGGGGATATTGCAAGTTGCAAAGAAATAGCAAGGGAAATTGTTAAGGAAGTTTTGGTCGAGCATATAGCAAGCTGTCCTCATGGAAAAACTATTTTAGCGAGTAAAATGTTTTTGACTGGCATGTGTGTGGGAAGTGGTTTTGCTGGTGGTGGTTTAGCATTAGGACTGGCAAAGATTTTAATGGGGACTTGATATGAGTCTTATAACAAGAATGCGACGGCAGAATGCTGTATATTGGGCTTTGGATTCTATTGACCAGTTTGGAAAAAAAACTTTTAGTAGTCCTGTGCAAATAAAGGTTAGGTGGGATGATGTAACAGAAGAATTTTTGGATAGTGAAGGAGTTCGGCAAGTATCTAAAGCTGTTGTTTATGTTGGTGAGGACATAGAAGAAGGAAGTGTTTTAATGTTAGGGGAATTGTCCGATATAACAGATGCTGTTAATATAAAAGAAAATGAAGGTGCGTGGGAAGTACGAATGTTTGCCAAAACTCCGAATTTACGGGCGACCGAATTCTTGCGGAGAGCTTATTTATGAAAATGGTGGCTATAACTGGAATGCCGAAGGTACTTCGTAATTTGAAATTGTCTAAAAATCGCATCGCCTCCCAGGTTGAGCGAGGATTAAAAAAGGGTGGTTTGTTTATTCAGCGAGAAAGTCAAGAAATTGTTCCGATTGATACGGGTAACCTTAAAGGTGGAGCTTTTACTCGGCATAAAGGATATGGATTTAATACTGATGTAATAGTAGGGTATGTGGCTGATTATGCAGTTTATGTTCATGAGGATTTGAATGCTCGACACAAATCAGGGAAAAGGGCGAAGTATTTAGAGTCCGTTGTGAGAGAGAAAAAGAACGAAATTGTCAAGATTGTTAAAAAAGGATAAATAAGTGGGTGTATTATGTTATCAGTACCAGTAACAGATTCATTAGCTACTAGAGGATGTATTCCATCTCCCCGATTAAGTCGTATCGGTGTGGTAAGACATATAGAAGATTTCTCGGATACTGTATTTACAGGACATCCGCATTGGAATTCTAATGCAGCCTCCCCAACATTAGAATCAGATACCGATTATTATATGGCTACGGACGGCACTACCGTAGCTGGCACACTTTTTACTTGCACTGTTGGTGGCGGTACTGATTGTAGCATGTTTAAGTATTATGGGGGAGTTGGAGGGAAAGACGTATCAGGTTGTCACCTTGTAATAGATGTATATATTCATGAGGGTACAGGTATTTCTTCATATATCCATATTGAGAATATGTATATCACGTTAAAAGATTCTAACTCTGTAACGGCTACATATAAATTTGCGGTTGGTTGTGGTGGAGCAGGTAATGGAGGTATTATTGCCGGATGGAATAGTTTTAGTATTCCTCTAGAATCAGGCAAGGGTTCAGTAGATTTGACTGATATTGATTATTTTACACTCGTAATAGATAGGGATTCTCAAGATAATACACCTGCTGTTACTTTTGGTCGTCTTATGTTTTATGAACAACCTACGACACCTGGTATTGTAGTGTTTGGGTTTGATGGCACGTATGATACGCAAAAAAGAGCGGCAATGTATCTGAATGCAAATGGAATGGTAGGAACGTTTTTTACAAGTAAGGGAACACAGGAACAAGAAGGCAAAATGACCTTTGCCGATTTATATCAGTTAAAATCAGCAGGACATCTAATAGCAAGTTACCCAGCACATGATGGCATATATTGGGTGAACAAAACATTACAACAAAAGAAAGATGCTCTTATAGTTTCTCAAAAGTATTTTGGTGATTTAGGATTCGCCAGCGGAATGCGAATTGTTTCTACTCCTGGCAGTGGCTATAATCAAGATGATAGACAATTGTTATTAGGGGGGTGGCTTGATTGTCTTACAGGACATACAAATGGAACAGGATTTCCGCTTACATTTTATGATTTGCAACATTTACCATTTAATGCTGGCCCAGGAGTATCTACCCATGAAGATGTAATAGATAATGCAGTAGAGGACCGTGGTATAGCAATGTTTATTTTTCATCAATGTGATGGTCAAGGTGATTCAGATATAACATATAATTATTTTAAGGGTGTTGTCGATACGGCTCGTAACTATATAGATGCTGGAACATTAGTTGCCCGTACTCCCTTAGATATTATAAGCGGAAATTGGGAATAAGAGGGGAATAAGATGGCCGATACTTTCGTTACAAATGTCGTTCAACATCAGCACGATAACGATAATGATGTGTTATATGGTTGCCTACGAAACCCTGCTGGACAAATTAGAGATATCATAAATGGAGCATGGATTGCTCACCCAGAAGATGGCGAATCATTAGATGATTGTGATATATCCGCAGCAACCCCCACCGGTTATTTATGGAGCGGCAGTTTTCCCGTTGAAGTTGATGATGGGTTTTATATTTATCAGATTCGTAAACGAGCTGGTGATGAAGCCGAATATGCCGATTTAGTTGTTGGAGCAGTAAAGGGATACTGGAATGGTACTGTATTTTCTGAAGAAAATCAAACACTTGCAGTAATAGGAACTCCGGCTGATATAGATAGTGGCGGTGCGACTATCGCGGATAATTTGAAAAAGTTTGCGGATAATAATGGAGGGGCGGATTTTAGTTCTGCTACAGATTCATTAGAAATGATAGCATACAGGGTGAATAATATAGTATCAACAGGTTCTGCGATAAATGTTTCAGCAGACAGTTTCCAGACACCACCTACCAAAGGTACGGTTGTCTCCGGTACGTTGGCAAATACGGTGGCCCTTGATGAAACTTATCATCAGATAGCAGATGATTCTTCTGATATGGATATAGAGTATGGATTTACAATTGCCTCTGATGCCGTTCCTGTTTCTGTAACACTTACTGGCAGGCTGACCGGGAATAATGATTCGCTAGCTGTGCAGGCATATAATTGGGAGACACCCGGATGGGACCAGGTTGGGATTCTTTCAGGCATAAATCAATCTGTAGATAGTGAACATGTATTTAATTTATTCACAAGCCATGTGGGTACCGGTAACGATTCGGGTTCTGTGCGGATTCGTTTTTATGGTACGGACTTATCGAATGCTAACTTATATGTGGACCAACTTTTCCTTTCGTATGCGGTTGTGCATAGAAGTGTTGGATATTCGGATGGCTCTATTTGGGTTGATACCATAAACGGAAAGGCTGGTACAACGGCCTTCATTAACGGAACTGCTGACAATCCTGTGAATACATGGGCGGATGCACTTTCAATATCAAGTTCTCTTGGATTGAGAAGATTCTCGATATTTAATGGTTCGTCCATTGAACTTACAAATGCGATAACAAATTATACTCTTTTGGGACATGATTGGACATTGGATTTTTCCGGTGAAGATTCATCGGATGCCCATATTGAAGGAGCAACGGTATCGGGTATTTCTCCTGCGGAAACGGCTGAGGTGCATTTGAGGAATTGTCGTGTGGGGAATGTAACTTTAGGCACAGCACATTTGGTAGGATGCGGTCTTTTCGGGACGTTCACGCTCGGTGCGGCTACCGATTATATTTTAGAGGAGTGTTATAATAATACCAATGGCGTAACCCCGCCTATTATTGATTTTGCCGCTGTCGGAAATTCCCATGTCGCTTTGAGAGGTTGGTTTGGGGGAATTAGAATAAAAAATTTAGGACAGAACGGGGTGGATATAATTACTATTGTGGGTATGGGGAAACTTGTTATTGATGAAACATGTATTGGCGGAACAATCAAAGTAACAGGCAATTTCACCATCGAGGATGAAACTACTGATGGATTTTTGGGAACACTTGAAGAAGATGCCAGATATGATATTGGTCAAATTACAGATGCTATGAAAGAGATGACTGGAATAACAGAAGGGGGCACATGGCAATTTGATAAGGTTGTAAAAATAATCACAGCATGGATAGCTGGCAATTGGAGATTAAAGGAAACTGATACAACAAAACAAGAATTACTTGACCCTGATGATGGAACGACTGTTATCTTGGAACAATCATTAACCCATTCTCCAGATGCCGGTTCAAACTATCGAGATATAACTGTAAAAATTTAAGAAGTGAAGATATGAGTTATAGCTTACATGGTGGTGGAATAATTTCAGGAATAACGGGAGGGGTTTTTGATTTTTCTCGGGTGCTGACAGCCGGAGGAGTTTTAGAAGTTACTCCTGCTTATATTTTGGCATCGTATATTATCCAAGAAGGTGTCGGGGATATGAATGACCCTGATAGTTCATTAGGTGCTATTTGGCCCTTATATGTTTCGTATATGCCAGACGGTAAAAACATTCAAACTAATTGTGGGACTTTATATGATACTTCTGGAATAAAAGAAGGTCGTTTGATGGAAGGGGAGGTTGTGGAATATCATGGAGTACAATTAAGAATAAGAAGTGGTGAATATAATGAAGGATGGGCTAAAGTTGAAGAGATTGTAAAAGCTTTGGATACTGTTAGAAATGAGATTATTACGGTAAGCGATGTTGAATATAAAATATGTAATGTAATGAGAAGTGGACCGCCTGTTTCTTTGGGAGTAGAGCGGGGTACACAAGGAAGGCGATTGTTTGTTGCTAATTTTCTTTTAGCTTTGCAGAAGGTAGTTTAATTATTTTTTGAAAGGGTAGAATAATGAGTGACATAAAAGATGGGTTCTCGACGCAAATTTCTTTTGCTTCGGCAGGTAGTGGAGCAATGCTGTTAATGCATGAAACGGAGGTAACCCCTCCGGGTGTATCTGGTGGAGGGGCGATAGATATCACCACTATGGATAATACGACTTGGCGAACCTTTTCTCCCAAATCGTTGAAGACTCTTTCGCCTGCTTCGTTTGTAGCCAGATATGACCCGGCAGTTTATGATGATATTGTGGCTATGATAAATGTAAATCAACAAATTACTGTAACTTTTCCTGATGATTCAACCTTGGTATTTTATGGCTGGTTAGATGAATTTACTCCTCAAGGACTAACTGAAGGCGAGATGGGTCTTGCTGATTGCACAATTCAACCTTCGATGCTGAATGGTTCTGGCGATGAGGATACTAGTGGCCCGACTTTCTCGGCATAAAAACGATGATGATAGTATAATAAAGTAAACTTTATTTTGGAAAGGATAAGATTATGGAATTGAGTTTTACTATTAAGTTGAAAGAGATTCCTATACGAATGACGTTGGAATCTGGGGAAGAAGTTGTTTACAAATTAAAGGAATTGACTGGACAACAAAGAGACGATTTTTTAACAGGTATGAGCAAGAGGGTAAATATAAATGATAGTTCGGAAGATATTGATATCAAAGATTTTAATGGATTGCAGGCCAGTTTGGTATCAAAATCTTTATATGATGAAAAGAATAATCTTGTTCCAATAGATATTGTTCAATCGTACCCTGCGACGGTTGTTTCAAAACTTTTTGAAGAATCTCAAAAATTAAGCGGATTGGATAGGATAAGTGAGGAAGAAGTAAAAAACGGATGACAGGGGAAACCTTAATTTGGTTAGAATTAGCGGTTAAATTAGGTATTCCCCTACAAAGGTTGATGCAAGAAACGACTTCTACTGAATTTTTAATGTGGAAGAAGTATCTTGAACTTGATATGCATAAAACGAAAGTCGAACATTTTTATTATGCTCAAATAGCAGCAGAGATTCGACGAAATGGAGTAAAGCATCCTGCTAAGGTTCGTTTGAAAGATTTTTTGTTAAAGTTTGAAGATAAAACCTGCTCCAAAAAGAAATTAAATAAAGAAGAACAAACCAAACGAGATAAATCTTTTTGGAAATCTGTTTTTAGGATGAAGTAATATGTCGGCAAAAATGGATATAGGAACATTAATCGTTCACTTAAGAGCAGATGTCGCTCATTATATGAGAGGCATGACGGCTGTTCAACGTCGAATGGGTTCGATTACTCGTTATATGAAAAGAATGGCTTTGAGAGGGTCTATTGCGGTAACTGCAATGGCTGCAACCTCTGTAAAGGCATATTCTTCCTTTGATGATGCCATGACAAAATCATTGGCTCTTTTTACTGATATGAATGAAGATATGCGAAAACAGATGACAGAAACCGCTTTGGAGATGTCTCGGAAAAGTACGACTTCGGCTACAGATTTGGCAAAAGGTTATTTTTATCTGGCTTCTGCTGGTTTGGATGCTGCTACTTCTATAAAAGCTTTGAGGATTGTTAATACATTTGCAGAAGCAGGCAGTTTTGATTTGGCTACTGCCACAGAATTGGTTGCGGACGCTCAAAGTGCTTTAGGTTTGGAATCCTCTAATGTAGCGGAACATCTAAAAAATATGACTAAGGTTACAGATATATTGGTTGGGGCTAATACCTTAGCAAATGCAACTACTCAAGAATTTGCAGAGGCCTTACAAATATCTGGTCCCATTATGAGACAATATGGAATATCTATAGAAGGGGGTGTATCTGCTTTAGCGGCCTATGCAAAACAAGGCAAAAAGGGTGCTGTTGGGGGTGAACTGTTTTCAAGAATGATTCGATTATCAGTTAAAGCCATGCTATCTCATCGTGATGAATGGGATAAACTTGGTATTTCTTTAGTAGATGCTAATGATAAAATGAGGTCCTTTTCTGATATAGGTCGAGACCTTACAAAGGCATTAAGTGGTATGGGGGTGATGACAAGGGCAGCTACTTTAGATATGTTAGGATTTCAAGCTCGTTCCCAACAAGCGATTTTTCCTTTGTTGGGCATGGGGGATACCGTAGAAGAATTTGAAAAGAAATTATCACAAATGAACGGGACCGCAAAAGAGTTGGCTGAAAAAAATCTAAAATCTTTTTCGTCCCAAATGAAAATTCTTTGGGGGAATATAAAGAGTATTGGTATAGCAATTGGTGAACGTTTAGCCCCAAGCCTTGTAAAAATTGGTAAATGGTTTTCTAGTAATGAAAAGGTTATTAGAAATTGGGCTGTTTATTTTGCTGATAGACTTGTATTTGTTGGTGAGGTTGTTTTTGGACTTTTACAAGAATTACAACGAGATTTTCCATCTGGCATAAAGACTTTAATGAACAGCATGGTTGCATTGATTGAAGCTGCTGGAAGAAGTATGGTTGAAGTAGCCATACGCTCAGGTAAAGGCATTTGGCTGGGTATTCAATTGGGTATTACGGGAGGTGCTTCAAGGGATATTTGGGACCAGGCTGAAAGACAATATGAGAAAACAATAGGCAGGATACAAAGAAAAAACTTTTGGACATCAAAAACATCTACAGGAACCGAAATTTTAGGTACTTACAGACGGTTTTATAAGACCGACGAAATTACGGCTGGGGTATCGGCTATTGTTAGAGATATCCAAAAAAAGAAGGTTATGGAGGACGTTTTTAGTGGCATGGGAGAAAACATCAAAGGATATTATACCGACGCTTTAGAAGAAATATCGGAAAGCAGTCCTCATATGAAAAAGGTTGTTGCACGAGCTCTTAAAGCCTTAAAAATTAAAGATTTGGCACGTGAGACAAGTGAGCCTGTTGTTAATATGCTTACGGAAGGGGCTGATGCAGCCGATAATATGGTATCGAATTTAGATAAAGTAATAGAGGATATAAAGGAAATTGGTAGATTAACAAAGGCTGGTTTATTCCAAGTAGGAACAGAACTTATTAACTATACTGCTTTGAGAGGTCGTTGGCAGGGAGGGATTCCTCAACCTGTTGGAATAAATAGTATTATGGAAGAAGGTGAAGGAATGGGATTGGGGGGTGGTTTACGGGAAGTGGGAAATTTTGACACCCAATTAAATTCATTGATAGAACAAGGGCATATAAGTAATCAATTATTATCTGGGATATTGCGAAAAGAAACGGGGATATTCTAATGCCAAAATACTTACAAGATATTGTTCAGGGCGGTATGAGTTCCAAACTAACTGCAGAAGGCTGGGAGTTTGTGATTACTCATTATGTCGAAGGATTTACCAATGGCACTGCTGCTCAAAGGATGTATGATGCCATTATGTTTACAGGACATCGCATCGGGGAGTCCGTAGGTGATTTTGCTCCTGGTGCTTGGCTTAGAAGCATAGAATGTAGTCCAATGGGTGGCCAGGCTTCTGACAATGATAAATTTCAAATCCGATGCATCTATAGGGAAAATCCCCGTCAAAATATGCAAATAGATTCGGGCAGTACTCTAAATCAAGTAGAAACAAACAAAGCGGTGGACGGGTCTATTATGTCTGTAGAATACACATATCCAGATGACCATTTTGATTCCAATTTGGCAGGTAAAACTGTCACACAAAGTGGATTGGTTACCATACAGAAATCTGAAAGAACTGTGTCTTTTAGAGTAAGGGAATCAGTTGACCCTGCCGTCCCCGCTGCTATTTATGAAAACAAAGTTAATAGTGTTCGTTGGCGGGGAGGAGAACCATATACCTGGCTTTGTACTGGCATTACCGGAGTTAGTGATTTGAGTGGTGGGTATTGGGACAATGTTTATACATTCCAATATAAAGAAGAAACGTGGGATGTGGATGTTATTTTTAAGGATAATGCTGATGGTCTTCCTCCTGCAGATATAGAAAACTATCCTAACGCTCAAAAAACGTATGCCGTATATGCTGAAGCAGATTTCAATTTACTGTTTTCATTTCCTTCTTAAATTGGATATAGGATAAAAGACATATGATATTGCCATTAAGACATTTTACTTCAGGAAATCGAGAACTTGTTTTTAAGATGAATGAAATTGTACAGGTTGTAAACAATACCAATCGACTAATTGGGGACTCTTTTATTAAGGCTAATAGGACCGAGCAAGGAATTACAATCCAGTTAAACATGGATGCGGTTGCTGCTAGAATACCTCGATATGAAAATAAAGGTAGTTCTGTGTTTTTTGCGGAAGTGACAGCGACCCTAACTCACGATGAGATTGATGAATACACGGTCCAAAAGATTGACGAATCTGGAACGAAAGACGGGACAGATATTATTATCGGCAGAGCACTAGGTTACGAAGGACATGGAACTGATGGAACTGATATTCGGAACTACTCTCCATGGTTTGGTGTAGGGGCAATAGTACCAATTTCACAGCATTATGATGATACAGCGGGAGAATTAAAATGGTTTATTGATATGCCGTTTGTGTTTATCGGTAAACCTGCTGATAGGTCAATTGATATTGATGAAACCTACCAAAGAACGATGGCGGTTTGGAAATGAGTAACGAACGTGTAGCGGCGTGGGAAGAATATCGTTATCCGCTGGAGACGGCTAAGGAGGTCTGTCATCGATTCGCGGAAGACCTGCGTAAACGATTATGGATTGGTTTGATAAACAGAAATCCGACCGCTGACAATGCCGCCGAACCAAGCGGAACATATGGAGAAGAAAGTGAAGCGGGATATTGGGCGGACGGACCGTTTAGAACATCCGGTGTTTGTTTTGCTGATTACGGTACAACGGGTTTAGATAATAGTAATCCATATGCCGGTGCAGGTGATTTTTCGGTTTGGTTTGATGAATCTTGGGGACCATATAACATTGTTGGAATGACTAATAATCACAAAGGTGATGGAATAAGTCATGTCTGGGTTGCCGATGCCGCAGTTACAGGAACAGAATCTGTCGCTGGGAATCTGCTTGCTGGATGTCCATTATCGCTTACGGGCGAAAACGCACCTGCCGAAGCAAAGGGGTACTGGAGAATTAAGAGTGCGGATACGACTACAGAGGCTGGCTATATTTTATTAGAGCTTTATGATTTTCACGGAGAGAATCAATTAACATTACTATCCAATTACGGCTACGGGGGCAGTTATACTCTAGGCGGGACAGTTGAATGTGATTTTGGGGGCGATTGGTACACATTCAATCCCCCAAGCTACAAGACAGAATTTTTTTGTCATTATGACGTGAATGCTCATCGTTGGATTTGTAACAGTAGAATCGTGGATGAAGTAGAATATCAAACAGCCATACCGTCGTGGAAATTTTTACCGATACATACAGACCCAAAAGAACAAACTCCGCCATTCCTTTATGACGAAACAGGCCGACGTGAATATAAAATCGCAGGACACAAAGTTGAGATAGCCAAAGAACACCTAACGGATTGGGATAAGATGTTAGCCGTTCAGGGTTCTTTGGTGTATCTAGACGCAGGTGAAGCCGTTGCGAATGATACGAATTATCAATCTGTTTACTGGGGAGGTTCGACATATAAAATTGGCTGGTTGCCGCCGGACAGTAATGCTTATTCAACCGATGTAGAAACAAAATTTGGAACTTCCTGTTTTTGGCCATTCATTGAATTGTACGCCCGAAGAATGGGGTGGGTGAAAAAAGTCGATGCGACGTATAAAACAAATTGGCTTGAAGAACACCGTGACGTTGTAGATGCATCATTGGAAGGTACACCTGATGAAGGAAAAACTTATGGTGAAAAGTGGTACAGCAGTTCATGGGACCTAAATGGTTACCGGCCAATGTATAATCCTGCTCAATCTGAATGGGATTATTTATACTCGAAGTATTGGGGACGAAATGGTTCGGCAATTGAAAAGGTTCTTTTCGATTTAGGTGATTACGATTGGTATTATGACACGACGAATAAATATATTCCCGCAGATATAATGAAGCATTGGGGCGAAATAAGTTTTGGTTTGGAATACAATCACGATGACCCG